AGAGAGCGAGCCACGGGAGGTGGAGCACGATCACGAGGGAACCATGGCTCGTGGTGAGCTCGGCTCCTTGCTTAGGAACGCCGAAGAGCTGCGCGACCGCATTGGTGCCGACGATGAGCTACCAGGCTGGGTCTCGGGCTATATTACACTGGCCTCAGATTACATGAATAGCGTAGCACAGTATATGCGGCAGATCGACGAGGATAAAAAGGACTGACGCTTACTCTGCAGACTGTAAATAAAAGGCGCTGGAATGCGCCTTTTGCTTGTCTGGCGCTTTCGCGGCACCATGTCTGTGCCCTGTTCAGAAAGAATGGAGTCAAAATGAGTAGCGTCAGCCTAACCTTTGATGATATATCCCTAATACCACGACTCAGTACAATCAAGAGCCGGTCGGAAGTACAGCTGCACACCGTACTCGGCTCAGTCCGTCCACTGTGCTTGCGGCTTCCTATTATTAGCGCCCCGATGGATACGGTAAGCAGCCCTGCACTAGCTGCAGTGCTGAGCGATGCCGGCGGTATTTGCATCCTGCATCGCTATCTGTCTATTGCCGAGCAGGCGACCCAGGTCACAGCTGCTCGGGAGTTGGCTACCGACAAGCTACGCTTCCAAATCGGCGGCGCAGTCGGAGCGACCGGAGACTTTCTAGAGAGGACTGCTGCCCTAGTAACTGCAGGAGCGAAAGTAGTATGCGTAGATATGGCGCACGGGCATTCGTATGCGGCCAGAGACGCAATTAAGGCCATTCGAGCAGCTTACCCCGATCTGCATATTATGGCGGGCAATATTGCGACTGCCGAAGCATACAATGATTTGGTTGCATGGGGGGCCGACTCCCTGCGTGTTTCTATTGGTAGCGGCTCCTGCTGTGAAACCAGGGTCAATACAGGGCATGGAGTGCCGGCACTCCACAGCGTTATGGATGTCGTGCAAAATGCTTATACCGGTGGTACAAATGCTAACGGCAGGCCGATATATCCTGCAGGCATTATTCTTGATGGGGGCATCAGGAATCCTGGCGATATCGTGAAGGCTCTTGCTGTTGGTGCGCAGGCCGTCATGATGGGCAGCATGTTTGCTGGAACAGACGAGTCGCCCGGTCGCCGCATTATTGTAGACGGCGTTGAAAAAGTTGTATTCCGAGGCATGGCCAGCCCAGAGAGCCAGCTTGAGTGGCGGGGATATGTCGGGAGTGACGAGGGCACATCGCACTATGTCGACCCAAAGGGGCCAGCACAGGCTGTTATCGACAAGGTCGTCAACGGAGTTCGGTCAGGTCTATCGTACTCTGGCGCATTCTCCATTGAAGATTTTCATAGCAAGGCCAGGTTTGTCCAGCAAACAGTGGCAGGGCTAATCGAGGGCAAGCCTCATATCAGGCTGTGATTGCTTATGAATACAAATCCGCATCATATAGATGGCTATGCAAGTTTGCATTTAGACAATTACTCTAGTGCTAGAATTAACATCGTAAGCAAAAAGACTGATGGAGCGAGAGCGGTGGCCGAATCCAGCTGGCAGGTCCCTGCTACCACTACCCAGCTTAGCAAGATAAATCAGGGTGGCTCTGGATCGCCTCCGGAGCTTGTAGAGCAGCAAATTGTAGGACTAAGGAGTGAGGCGGGAACAAACCTTTATAAAGTAGATTTCCTCAGCAATCACAAGCCTGATCACGACTCGGCACACCGAGTCGATATGTTGGTGCTATCAAGTCTGCTAACAAAAGAAGTTCGTACACTTACGTATTGGACTGATTTTGATGCAGAAATTCTGCTACCAAAGGCGCCAGCATCCAGCAAGCTTTTTGTAGAAGATCTGTTAAGTCCGAAGGTAATCGTAATCGGAGGAAATACTGAAATAAGTTCGTCCGCAATCAGCTCCGCAAGCGTTTCAGTGCATGCTAAGCACGCCTGGCCAGCTGTGAAGAAAGACAAGGAGGATCTTGTAAGAATGGAGGCAACGGAAGATGGTGAGTGGAAGTTCTGGTCAATCTGGAAATCCGGAAACAGAGTTTTTTATTACCACGGCCGTATAGGCGATCCCTCTGGAAACGAGGGCGCCTATGTCAGCAGCTCAGTCCGGGCAGCCGGAGGAGTTGTGCGCTTTATGCAGCAGAAGGTTGCAGAAAAGACGCGCAAAGGGTATGTAAAAGTATGACATTGCCGTACAGGCAGAAACGAGAATGGTAAGTGGAAGATAATAAGGGACGGCGTTTCTTCCGCCGTCGAGACCGAAACGAGGATGACTCGTTCGAGGTAAAGGTGGTTCTTCGCGATGGCGAGTCCGCCGATAGTTTGGTTAAACGTTTCAAATGGGCCGTTGAGGCCAGTGGCATTCTGAAGGAGGTGAGAGATCGTGAATATGCCATGTCGCCGTCAGAAAAAGCAAAATTCAAGCGGCGCCGCGCTGCAAAGCGCCGAAACAAGGCTAGGCAAGATCGCTCGGATCGATGATAATTAGCTAAACGGCCGTCCCTCCCGGCCGTTTTTGCTATCAAAGAAGGCGCATACTTGCGTCTGCCCATAACCCCGGGCACGATCAGATGAGTACCGACTTTCGCATATGCGAGCACAGATGAGAGGTTATTTCAGTGGCAAGACCAAAGAAAGTACAGGCGCCTCCAGCCCCGCCCCCACCGGGGCGGGATCGCATACCACCCCATGACCCACGTCGCAGCATCTACTTGTTCGGCGAAGTAGATACTGATATGACAAAGCACCTCGCCGAGCAAATGGCACACCTACTAAAGGAAGATAGCAAATCCCCTATTTGTGTAGTTGTCAATACAGAGGGCGGTGGAGTCTACGAGTCTTTTGCCATGCACGACCTTATCCGTGCCTGCCCTGCTCCAGTGCACACCTATGGACTAGGTACCGTTATGAGCGCCGGTACCATCATTCTTGCGGCAGGACGCAAGCGGTATGCCTACCCTAATTGCTGGCTAATGGCTCACGAGCCATGGTTTGTTGGCAGCGACCTGCGTGCTGGCGAGCTGAAATCAGACATGCTCCACAACGAGCGACTAAGCTCAGTATTCTACGGACTTTATAGCAAATACTGCCAGAAGCCGATAAATATCATCGAAAGTGATCTGAACGGTCGAACAATTTACTTCAGCGCGACCGAGGCAAAGAAGTACGGCTTTGTGGATGACATCGTCGACATTGAGTGACTGCGTCTGCGGCATACCCCGGACGCACTCGTGGCCAGTGCGTGTAAGCAAAGGATTGCCTAGCAGTGAAACAAGCAGATCTCATCCTGGGTTGCCATGGCCGTGAGGAGCACGGCATATGCCTTTGTGGCGGCACATCCTCGGCGATACTAGATTTGCTAAGCGTGCACCCCGCGGATAAAAAATTCCACGATTACATGTACAAGCTCATGCGATTAGACCAGAGGCCGATTACCGATTATAATGCAGTAATAAGCACTCTGCAATTTCTAAGAGGGGCTTATCTGCCAGATAAACAATTTGAGGTAATCGGTGAGTGGTTAAGGTTTCACAAGAGATGCGGAATCTATATGTACAGGAGTACGCTTGACTAAGCAAATCAGCACTACCAAACTGGCAGCGGCTTTCCGAAAACTACAGGACGCGCAAGAGCGAATGACTAGGCTCGCTAAGAGCTATTGGGCGTATTTCAAGTCTGATCCTGCAGGTTTTGAGATGGAGCCGCTTAATGCAGCGGCCGCAGAGCTAAATTCTATTTCATCAGCCGAGGGAGCACAGACTAGCGCGACACTGGCCCTAAACGGTCTGATGCATTTAGCATCCAGGGTCAAGGATCTTGAGGCCGAAAATAAGAGTCTGCGGCGTCGCCTGGAGAGGTTAGAGTCAGATGCAGAACGGAAGAGTCAAATTTCAGCAGAGCAACACTCAGCTGAAGTCACTGCTGAGTGAGCGCGCCGCCGAGAGCGCGTACAGCATGCTCGCCGCTCGCAAGACGCTGCAGTCCGGCAGCGGTAAGTTTACTCACAAATGTAGCTGCCCAAGTCCGGCGCACAAAGGTGGCGGCGAGAAAACCGCCAGCTTTTATTTCAGCCGAGCAACAGGGCAATTCTTTTGCTTTGGGTGCAATATTTACGGCAACGCTTTCGATCTTATCGCCATGCTTGGCGGCAGCAGCGAGACTGCGCTAGAGTCTGCAATCCAGCAAGGTCCGATAGCCATACCAGATACTCCGAACATGCAAAAGCTAATCGGAGACCACAGTAGAAAGTTGATTAAGAAATGCCGGCAGAAGCTGGCTGCAAGCTACGGCACAGCCTCATGGGAAGTAGACTTTAAGTGGATGCAGAGCTTTTACGAGAAGCTTGACAAAATACTTCCAGATATGGAGTCTGAATCTGCAGAGCAGGTACATGGCAGGTTTCTTCAGTTTAACATGGAGCTAAATAGGAGATTCAAGTGATAGGAATAATTGGAGACTGCCATCTTGGCGCCAGCCTCAAGGCGGGGACCAAAGACCCAGTAACCGGCATTCCAAGCCGGCTCGTGGACTATCATAATACGCTGCTTTTTGCAATTGAGGAGATTGCAAAAACGTGCGATACCATTGTGTTCACTGGCGACATCTTTGAGCACAGGTATCCGCACATGATTCAGCAGCAGATGTTTAGCAATGCCCTGCGCCGAGCACTTGAGCTTGGAGTAAAGCAGATTCACATTCTCATCGGCAATCATGACCAGCAGCGCACGGCAAGCACAACTACACTTGCGTACCTATCTGAGCTAAAGCTAGATAACATCATTATTCACGATGAGCCTAACACTGTTAGAATTGGAAATGACGCCCTGCATTTCTTTCCATATCGAGATCGCAAATACCTTGCTGCGCCCACATACGCAGAAGGCATTGCCGCTGCCGATGTCATCATCGCTGGCCTGGCGGCTAATCGTGCCCCAGGCTCAAACATACTTATCGGGCATATGGCAATCGAAGGCACATTCTTTGCAGAGGAAGAAGCGGAGTTGTACACCGACAACGAGCTAATGCTGCCAAAAGCCAGCTTTGCTCCATTTGATCTGACTATCATGGGGCATGTACACACTCCTGGCGTAGTCAGCACAAATCCGCAGATATATTACGTCGGCTCCCTTGAGAAGCGCGGGGCATTTGAGTCGCACAAGAAGCAGTACTGCGTTGTTGATTTGCAGAATCGCAGCGCCGATTGGAAGACACTGCCATGCAAGGACTTTTATGAGTTTGGCATCGGACTGCCAAAGACAGGCGTAGAACTCATGAGCGGGCTGCTTGCTCAGCTGGTAAAGCAGATCGACTCAACAGATCTCACTGGGAACATTGCAAAGGTAGAGATATCTGTTTCTTCTGAAGATATCGGCCACCTAAACCCAGATGCAATCATGGCAGAGCTACTGCGACGCGGTTGCTCGTTTGTGTATCCGCCATCGGTCTCCGTTAAAACCGAGCGTGCTCTTCGCAATGATGTGAAAGAGCTCGGCTCAGATACCGAAACATGGTCGCAGTACATCCAGGGTCTTGTAACAGATAAGGATTTCGCTGCACAACTGATTGCAGTTGGCAACAGCATCATTGCCGAGGAGGAAGCTTGATTCCACTTAAAATGCACATGGTTAACTTTGGGCCATATGCCGACTCGGCGGTAGACTTCAACTTCAAGTCTGCCCTGATCGTCGGAGAAAACCTGAGTGTATCGGGAGCCAGCAACGGCACAGGGAAAAGCACAATCTTCCAGGCGCTAACATGGGCGCTCACTGGCAGCTCCCGCTACAAGAACTCTAACTCGATTATTCGCGATGGAACCGATGCTGCGAAGGTAACTCTGCTGTTCGAGGCCGGCGGCGAGAAGTACCAGATCATTCGCGGCAGAAACCGCACGAACAAGCAAACCCTGGACTTTAATCGTGTACTGCCTGACGGCAAGATGGAGCCGGTTAAGGCAGATACCAACTCAAAGTTAGACGAGAAGATTGCCGAAGTAACGCGTGTGCGCTACGACTCGTTTGTCAACACGGCTTACTTCGCACAGAACACTATTTCAGAATTCATGTACGGTACTAGCTCTGTGCGGCAAAAGCTTATCGCAGAGATCCTGGCCATGGATCGCTGGAACTCCTATGCGAAAAACGCTGCAGCCAAGCTATCAGAGACAGAGAAAGAGCTTGATATCTGTCGCTACAAACTTTCGATTTTTGGCAACCTGCCGGATCAGCGCATGCGGCTACAGGCCGAGCATGTCACCCTGAGTGAGCGAGGCGAGCGTATTTCTGCAGAGATTGCTGCCCTAGAGGCGGAGGAGGAAGGTCTGCGTGCGGTGGCTGCCGAGGAGGCAGCTGCGTTTCAGGCAGCTGCAACCAGGGCCGCTACGCAGCAACTTGTGGAAAACATCAGAAAATCACTTGCAGACGCAGAAGGTCGCAAGGCGACGCTGGCCTCGCGACTTGCCGCAGTCCGATCCTCCATCGAGGCTATGGGCTCGCAGGTTCGCGAGATCGGACCACGTCCTGATGTTTCCTCATCAATTCTCCAGAAACTCGCCGAGCGGCGGGGCGAACTGGCGCTTAGTGGCCGCCGCATTTCTGCTATGGAAAAGGGGCGTTGCGAAACATGCGGGTCTTCCTGGCAGCATGATCACGCAGAAGAGCTCCGGCAGCTGCGTGCACAGGTCGAGGAGATGAAGTCCCGGATTTCGATTGGTGAGGGCAAGCTGGCCGAGGCCCGAACTGCCGAGGCCCAGTGGGATGCCGAAAACTCAAAAGTTTCTGGTGCCAGGACGAGGCTTTCTTCGCTAGAGGCAGATGCCGTTTCTCTCGCGGCCGAGGGCTCTGAGATTGACGGCAGAATTGCTCGGCTTGCCGTGGAGTTGCAGTCTGCAGAGCAAAAGCTGGCGGCAATCCCGGGATTTAGATCCGCTTCTGGTGCAGCCGGTCGCTTGCGCGAGACGCAGGCGCAGCTCTCCGCAGCTAGAAATCAGCACTCCGGAGTTGTTGCTGGCCTAAGCCAGGTACGGGCAAAACTAGACGTAATTGCAGCCCAGGAGGCCGAGTCTGGTGCGATGGCGGCTCGAGGCCAAGAGCTAGAGAAGGAGGTCAACCTATACTCTGCTCTTGCCAAGCACTTCTCAAAAACAGGAATTCAGGCATCAATCCTGGACACCGTAATTTCAGAGATCGAGACCCTGAGCAACTCCTTCCTTAGCCGACTAAGCCACAAGCCATTTAGCATTAAATTTGTTACCCAGCGGCCGGATACAAAGGGGCAGATTAAAGAAACTCTCGATATCGAAGTGATCAGCCCGACTTCCACCAAGTACATCGAAGATCTCAGTGGTGGAGAGCAGTTCCGCGTTGGGTTCAGCGTTCGGCTTGCTCTCGCCGCAGTGCAGGCCCGCCGCCAGGGCGGGGAGCTGTCGCTCCTGTTGCTGGACGAGGTATCCAGCAGCTTAGACAAGGTAGGCGTAGAGACCTTCGTGAGCATTGTAAAAGAGCTGCAAAAGACGATGATCGTTATGCTAATTACTCACGACGACTCACTTAAGGAGCATTTTGATAATGTTTTAAGGGTGCGAAATGACGGACAAGTAGCGAAGATCATTCAGTAAACTGGGCCGGCTATCAATGCCGGCCTTTTACTGTGTAATTGAACATTGTTAAGGAGCGCTACGTGGATTTGCTTGCATTTATGCAGCCAGAGACGACAAACAGCTTGGCGGCAATCGGTACACTGGGTTTTGATGGAGCCCAGCGAGCAGCGTTGACACGAGCCGCGGCGCAGCCTAATCCTCGGGCAGAGGCTCTCCGATGCCTAAAACTTGCCCGCACATATCTAAAAGATGCAAGGGCGTTCAATTTTTCTCCAGGGCTACACAGCAGATACTTGCTGCTTGCAAGCTTCTACAGGATACTTGCTCATAAGATTTATTGGAAAGCGGGTTTCCGCAACGAACAGGTAAGGCACGGTTTTTTGAGGGTCATTAAATGAGCATCTCAAGCCTTATCTTTCTGGAATCTGAAAATCAGTTGATTGCAGGATTTCCAGAAACAGTAGAAATTCTTTCATCAAATCCTGCAGCTATTATATATTTTACGACTGACGGCAGCATCCCCGATCCGCTAGCCCAGGTGTATATAGAGGCAATTCGCCTCCCAACGGACAGCCAGCCATTTACTCTTAGCGCAGTCGCCTATGCAGACGTTGACGGGTACATGATTCCCGGCAGCATCCTGACCTACACCTGGTCACTTAATAATACGGCGTACTTTGAGCAAAGAAAGAGCCACAAGGCGGGTATCGCATACATATATCCAGGTGGCGCCGACATACCGTACTGGTATGACTTCGAAGGGAATACCGCCACCTATCTGGATATTGATCCCAGCGAAATACAATTCTTGTTCTCGGATCGAGATTCTCAAGGGTTCCCACAGTCCAGCGACTATCACAGCGAGGTCACCGGAGTCGTAAATACGGACACGTCGTATCTCAGCACGCTGGGAGCCGATAACTTCAACCCGGATGCGCACATAATCCTTATTGACACCAGACCGGAGTCCGCTCGCAAACCATCCGTTACCGTTATTAACGGTCCATATATGACCCTGAGAAATCCAGAAAAGTATTACCGAGGTATCGACTATCGCGCAGTTGACGGCTCAAATCATACGTCTGGTCAGCATATCCAGAGCTATTATAACCGTAAGACCGGGACGCATGTGGCTTATTACTTTGACACCGTGGACGCAAAGTGGATCAAGTCAATCAGCCATGTTCCGGTGGAGCCGGACAAGGTCAGGCCACTGCCTGTCTATCAGAACCCACTAGTTTTCCAGTGGAATCTGTTTGGTAGATATAACACTTTCTAAGCCTGCCGTCTGCCGCAAATGCTGGGGACCCTCCTGTCTGGACAGGGACTCATCCCAAAGATTGGCGGTTAATTTTGACACTAAAAGTATCAGTAAGCAGCCTGGATACCTACGAAAGCTGCCCAAGGAAATATAGGTTCCAGCAAATCGACAAGCTCCCACGCAAGACCTGGGAGCATCTCGATGTAGGCAACTACGTCCACGAGGTACTGGAGCATTTTCACAAAGAGCTGAATGCAGATGCTAGCCAGCAGCCGGAGGCGCTTCTTAAGCAGATCGCCAAGAATACGTGGAACAAATTCTCTACAAAGATTAGCGCAGAAGGTATGGAGAAGAGCAAGGGCCTCCTCAAGTCATATCTTGCGCACGTTTCTTCCGAGGGCTGGCCAGATGTTCTTGCCACAGAAGATCGTTTTAGCATTCAGATTAACAATGACCTGCTAATCCGTGGCGTTGTAGACAGGATTGATCGCACTCCGAACGGATATCAAATCCTGGATTACAAGGGTTTGGCTCTCGATACCCCCATTCCAACGCCGAGCGGCTGGACAACAATGGGCGACCTAAAGGTTGGCGACAAGGTGTTTGGCAGCGATGGTCAGGAGACGACCGTAGTTATCAAATCCGGGGTTCATAACCGGCCCTGCTACAAGATTACCATGAGCGATGGCTCTGACGTCGTATGCGACAACGTACACCTATGGCAGGTGTCTCTGGCAGGTTCAAAAATGACGGACAAGAGCGAGAAAACGCTCGACGCAGATCAGCTCTTCGAGCTTTTCAGCTCCCTTCAGAAGGACCGAAGGGGGTCAATTGTGATAAAAAATCCTAAGCCACTTCAGTATCCAGAACAGGATCTACCTATTGATCCATGGGTACTGGGGGCCTGGCTTGGGGATGGGCATAGAAAAACTGGCAGCCTGACTGTCGGGGCCCAGGATTTTGACGACATGACTTCCATTGTCAGGGAGAAGTGGGGAGACTTCTCCGTCTCCAAGGAAAAGAAGAGGAATCCTAATCACAATGACGTTTTCACAGTTACCTTGACAAAGCCCCGGCATGATCGATGTGGATTTGGTCATGATCAGAGTTTGCATAAAGCTAATCATGAATCCGCGGACACATGCCTGATATGCTCGAATCGAACAAGTCGCCAGAGGAACGGCACCCTTGATCCTGAAAGGGATCCGGCAAGAACCAATATTCCACTGAGAGGCCTTTTGAAGGCAAATAATTTGCTATACAACAAGCACATCCCGGAGATATATCTTAGGTCATCTGTAGCCCAGAGACTAGAGCTCCTACGCGGACTGATGGATACAGATGGTCACTTTTCATATAAAAAAGGTAGATGTGTATTCGTCTCATCAGACAAGGCACTTGCTCATAGTATCAGGCACCTGATAAAGACTTTTGGCATCTCTACACGGCTCTATGAGGCTGTAGATAAACATGGAAATAAGTCATGCCAGGTTGTGTTCTCTCCTGTCGGCATTAACCCATTTAGACTAAAGCGAAAGGCTGACCTGGTCGACGGACACGTATTCAAAGAGCCAAGGATGGCACTGGGAAGGCGCATTAAGGTTATGGAGAGAGTTGAAAGTGTTCCAACCCAGTGCATTCAAGTTGATGCGCCCGACTCCCTGTATGTTTGTGGCAATGGTCTAAACCTAACCCACAATACGGGAAAATCCTCCTACCTCGACAAGTTCCAGCTGCAGGTCTACGGGATGCACCTAAAGAACCTCTTTCCTGACATCCAGGAATACGATGGTGTCTACTTGGTACTGCCAGAGGGTCCTAAGAAGCTCAGCTACCGGATTACGCTGAGCGATGTCGAAGAGGCAAAAGAGGACATTATTAAGACTGCTGAGCAAATCGCTACGGACAAGACTTGGGAGCCTAAGCCAACATTCTTGTGCAAGTATTGCGATTATTATGACGCCTGCCCAGACGGCTGGGGCAAGGGCAAGAGCGGCGGGTCGGATTTGGTTAAAATCTCGGGCAGAAAGAAATTCTGAGGCAAGCATGAACATCGACGGAACATATAAGGTTGGCAATAACAAGTATTTATACCTAAATAGCAAAACGGGAGAGGGGTTTGAGAAGCTAATTAGCCTAATGCGTGGCTTTCTGAATCACCAGCTAAATACCATGGAGTTCCCCAGTTTTGGCCGTGATGATCTCGAGCAGGAGATGCTGACTCTTGCGATGGAGGCGCTGCCGAGGTACGACGAGACAAAGCCTGCGAATCTACTGACGTTCCTCCAGAACCACATCAAAAACCGTCTGATCAATATGTGCAAGTTCTTCTCACAGAAGAGGCGATGTGCAACCTATATTTCTGCTGATTCACAGAAAGTGCGCTGCAATTCCTGCAGGACTTTCTTCCGTGCAAAGCAGAGCCTTGAGGTGCTTACCTGCCCAAAATGTGGTGAATCCGCTGAGAAGCACAGTGGTATGTGGAAGTTCTACAACCTTATTGCGATCCCCGGTCAGATTGCCGTAGATGATAGCGATGCCCAGCTAGAGCAGGAGATCGATCCAGACAACGCTCAATTTACCGCAATAGGATGCGGCGGCGGGACGCTCACCACCGATCACGGGATTGATATTTTGAAGCTTCTAGGGCAGGAAGACGACGTAAATAGATCAATAATCAATCTAGTTTATCAGGGATACAGCCGTCAGGAAATAGCACTAAAGCTTGGGTTGACATCGGCCGTAGTAAGCAAAAACCTAGCCGAAGTTTGTAATAGGCTTAAGAATAAGATAACCGAGGACAGTAATGAATTTTCAGCTTTTTAAGACTGCCGCCTTCGATAACGCCGTCACTCTACCCAGGGTCGGGTTTCTCTCTGGAGTACTGCGAAGCTTGGTTGCCCCGCTATACGCTTTTCATGATGAAAAACACCCTGAGCTAGAGTTTTTGGCGCTAAGTCTTGCTGATCATTTTGCCGGCGCGGACCCGGAGACAAGGCTATTCCTGTCTCTGCGCTCACGAGACCCTTATGAGCTCGTCAATAAAAAGCTGCTCTCATTTAAGATGTCGCAGCTCCGAGCCTTTGCCGACGGCATAGAGAATCCCAGCGTTGAGCTCAGCGATGACAATATTCGCAAGCTAGTTGACCTCGTTATGCACGAGGCAGTATTCCTCGCATGGGAAGAATTCTTGCGCTCCAACCCTCGCGCGGCCCTGCTCGCTGGAGCAGAGGGCCTTGCTCCATCGGAGCTGGTCAAGACTGCAGCGAAGAAGAAGAAGAACGCCCCCGCGATTGCTGAAGCAGAAGGTGGAGCCGAAGCTGAAGGTGGAGCTGAAGGCGGCGCGGTACAGCGTGGGCGCCTTCAGCGTCGCACGGGAGGTGAAGTCTACTCGCTAAGGGCCCCTACCATTAGCCAGGGCAGAGATGAAGTTGCTGTTTTGGCATACGAGGCCCTTCACAATGCTCTGGTAATGTCCTCGTTGCTTGAGGGCACCCTCCAGCATAGCGCCGGAACCACCAGGGCATTTAGGGAGCGATCACTTTCTATTTTAATACATCACGCTGATCAAGTCGACGAAATTGATAATTTCCGCGCAGCAGTCGCAGAGATATGTGCCTCTAATCAGCAGCGGCCTATTGTAAACGGCCTTCCACTTGTCAGTGATCCTCCGATGGGCGATATTCTCGGCTCTGATTTCTCCAGGTGGACCAGGTCCTCCGTCGTCGACGACGATAATGATGGCAAAGAACACCATCCTGCGGGATTTGTAACTGCCATGGCACTTGGCGTTGACGCAAATACACGAAGAAATGCGGCAGAAACAAGTCTGCAAATTCGTAGAACTATTATGGGGAAAGAAGCTGCCGGACCATCAATTATCTTAGGTACTGGGCGAGCTGCAATTGGGGCTCATAAGCGCCTTGCATCGGCATTTTCCTCAGAACCTGACAAGCTTAAGTCTGCCATTCATGGGATTGTCGTTGCAGGCCTGAATGCCAAGATCAGAGCCATGAAAATAAATGGAGTGCCAACAGCCCCGTGGCTCGGTATTATCCCGGCGCTGACCTACCCTGATATAAAGCAAAAGGCCGATGCTGCACTGGGCAGAATCCTTGGAAGCATCGATGGCAATTTCTCATCTCTGGAGGAGGCTGCGCAGATATGCAATGCCGCGGTTGATAGCGAGGCTGCTAATGCGGATCTGCAAAAGGTAGCGCGCTCGCGGTGGGTCACCAAGCAAAATCATCCCACGGAAGAGCTGGGCAGCTCGTTCCTGCACTTTTTGGCGAGCACAATCTTGGGGCTACCGATCAAGCTTGCCTCACTATGGAAGGAAATGGTTATTACAGAGGCCCTTGCTCCGATTCCCAAGCTAGATATATCAAAGGAGGTTCAAGTAGGGGGTAAAACACTAACTGTAAAGCAGCTCGCAAGCCTGCTCGGTACTTCCACTGTTGCCGACAAGGCGGCACGGACCTCGGTTGCGGCACAGGATGCAATCATAAATCTATTTAGCCACTCTACGGTTTCAAGCTCCGACCTGTTTATCGCATCTTTTGATTATATCAAAGGCCTTGACAGCGCCCCACAAATTATCAGAGCTAGAGAGAAGGCAGTGACCAACATAAAGCGAGCCGTAGAGTCCGCTCGTGCTGCCATTACAAGGCAGCTGGCAGAGCTCAGGGCCAGCAAAGAGGCCGCAGAGCAGTCTGGCACAGCAGAGAGCCTCGACAGCATACGGCTGTATGGCGAGACCATGAGTGCCGATGTGGCACAGGCGCTTCTGGAGTTGCCCCGAGAAGATCTTAGCGCCGCAGTCTTTGCAAGCCTGATAATGTCTTTCGACAGCACCTCGCTGCCACAAGCCGATCTACAGGCGACATGCAAAAAGATAATTGCTAGTAATGGTAAGCTATATGAAGGAGAAAATCTAAAGGACTTTGCAGAGCTATTTGCTAAAGCAATCCCTCCTAACTTTAATCGCCAGCGCCCCGCGCAGGTTGCGTCTGATTTCCTAGGGTCCTCCAAAAGGTACCAAGATGCACTCCTCTCGGAAGAAGTAACCGGAGAGGAGGGCGCAGATGCACTCGCAAACCTTGGCACAGGTCTAGATAGAATTCAGACAGGGACGGCAGATGCTTCTGCAACTTGGTTTATGCACAGGGCATCTAGTATTGCCCTCGTAAAAAACCTGTTGTCTGAGCACATCGCAGTAACCCTTGACGACAATGAGAAGAAAATAAAGCAGGAGATCGAGGATCATGTCGCTGTCGATCCAGCCTCGGGCCTGAGCAAGAGTCTTAAGCAAGACATTGATAGCAAGATTGAGGATCTAGAGAGAACGGGTATCCTGGGTCAGCGTGGCTTTGAGATAGATGCACAGGCCGATGACCTAAAGGAATCAGAATCAAAAGCTGTCAATCCAGAGCAAGCCGTGGTCCTCCGCAATGTTAATCGGTTTTTGCGCAAGAACTCGAAGAGCTCAATCCTGGCAGAGCTACAGCGGCGTGGTTTTGACGAAACCTATTACGACGCATTACTTGTACTTGTTTCTCGAAAAATCGGAGTTCAGTTCGCCGAAATGCTGGAGAAGAATGCACTGTCGCGCTATTCCGCCAAGAAAGAGATGACCCAGTCCCTTGGGTCTGGCGGCGAGGTCAGTGTCTCGCGCACCGACCGTGATGGTGATCGTGACTACGGCGGTGGTGGCGGTCGCGATACCGGCGCCGAGGCCAGCGAGAGCGAGGGCCTAGCCCAAGAATCTGCCGAAGCCCAAAAGATTCTCGGCAGTGGCGAGATTAAGAGTTTTGTGTCGAAGTGGTATACCTACCCGGTGTATGACTCGAAGGGCAACATCGGCGCGCAGTCTCTGGCGGGCTTTTTAGCAAATGCAATGCACAAAGCAGACCTGGCCCAAAATGGAGATGCCAAGGCCAAGGAGTACATAGAGTATATAACTAAAGACCCAGCCGTGAAAACTGGAAATGTGCGGACTCACCCCCTTTCGATGATGATGAAGCATGCCGTTCGCAATGCAGTTGGTGCTGAGCTGTTTCTTGATCCTGCGCGGAAAAATCTTGCTACGATCATTTCCTATAACAAGGCAAGCGGAAGCGATATAGTTTCATATGCCAAAGTAGCCGCGGACATCGGGCTACTAGCAGATCCGATTCGTGCCGCAGAGAACCTAGCCGCTGGAGATCGGCGCGGAGACACTTATCGCCGTGCCTTTGAGAGAATGCTGATGAAAGCCGGCCATATGAAGGTAGACAATTATGAAATCTGGAAAGCCGGTATGCTAGAGGAGCTGCAGGTATTTAGAAAACAACAGATTGCTAAAATCGACTCACTTCTGGCGCGGGGCGTAATAACTGCTAGCTCCAAGAACATGCTAACAACCATTCTCGATAGAAAATTCAATGGAAGTGCCGCATTTGATGCCACGTATTTGTCAACAGAAGAGGCGGATGCGCTCCTGGTAATTGGCAAGGCTATTGGCGCACAACTGGTTCCAGCTGTTGATGACATCCTGCGCGAGACCATTGCTTCTCCAGAGTTTGAGGCAGCCGCGAGGAACGCAAAGGATGATGTCCAGGCTATTGCGAAGGACGTAAAAGACGACAAGAAAAAGAGCTATGGCAGATTCCTGCAGCAAAGGCTCGATGCAGCGGGATTTCCCGCGGCAGATGTTAGCCTTGGCGAAAAAATAAAAGCAATTATGGAAGTTCGCAGGATGCGGACCCCGCCCGCCGATCCTAAGGCTGTGAAGGTTTTTAATAGCAACCTGAAGAAATTTGAGAGCAGTCTGCCGACACTTCGTGCATCGCAGGACCGACTCATTTCATCGATTGTCAAGGCTGATGAGTTCCGCAGTGCGATTAGCCAATGGGCCAGTGAGCGCGGAGAAGAAATCAAGGCGCTTGTCGCAGCCGCTGATTTCGGCAACAAGGTTGCCGGAGCCCGCATGCTTGGCGCGGCCTTCAGAATAGCTATTAAGCAGGAGCTCGGAGAAGATGCAGAATCATCTTTTATGGATGCATCTGGCGGGTATTCTAATCTATTTGCCAGAGAAGACCTTGGTACAATCGTCAGCTTGCTAGTTGACTCTATAGAGCTTTATTTGAAGGACATTACTGACGCGTCACCGGAACGTGCGTCGCTTCTTAAGAAGAAGCTAGAGTCGACAGCTGTGACAGTGGGCACCGCATCTGTTGAGTCGGAAGGCCTGCTTCGGGTGCAGCAGCTTTCTCAGTTTGCCGATGGCACTCGCCTGATTGACGCTATTTCTGATGCGACAAAGAGTCTTCCGCAGCTGAAAATGTTTATGCAAACAGTAATAGCAGATAAAACCAGCCTTGCACTGCGCGGAGGAAGGGCGCTCCCTCAGACTCGACAGATGCTTGCCGAGGTCGCATCTCTGTTTGCTGAAAATAGCCCCGAGGTAGAGAGGATTGCCAAGGCCGCTCGTGGCAGCGAGAGCGACGAGGGGCGTGAGAAAAATCTGCGGCGCTACCGCCGTCTGGCGGCAGATGCGGCAGGCATACTGGAAGTAATATCCGAGCAGGTGGCGGTCGCCAGCGCTTCGGCAAATGAGATAGAAGAGGCCAAGAGCACGGCCTCTTTGATCACCGGCAGTGCCGCTCACAATGAGATGTTGCGGCTAGAAGATGCTCTTCGCGCGGCTCGACTGCCACGGAGCCACGCCTTCTCTACGTACAAACGCACTTATGAGATGCATGCCGCCCATGTGGCAGATGTTGCACAGAAGTACGCCAAGGCGGTCGAGCAGAACTACGGCTCTATGTTCGAGGCCCAAGAGCGGCTCAAGGCCAGCGGCAAGACTGTTGAAACTGCGACTCCGGAAGAGTTGGAGAGGGTGTTTCGACAGATCGCATCGGGATCGGTAGTCGGCCCGCAGCTAGACGCCAAGGTGCGAGAGATTAATGCCTCTCCGCTTGAATTCTTGCTAAAGAATCCAGACCTTATCGGAGTGGTACAGAGGCGATTTAATCTGGCCCAGATTAAAGAAGCATTTCTAAGTGCCGGATTCGCACAACCGCTGTCTAGCATCCTAGCAGATTTTGCAGTGCAGGACGCAGGCGATCTTAGGGCCGTCCTCGCCAGCCGACCGGGATCCTATGCTAAGCTCAATAAATGGGTCGATGGTCAAAAAGGAACTCCCGAAGAGCGAAAGGCAGCGACAAAGAGCAAGGTGGCCAAGATAATGGACAATCACCTCTCTGAAGTGATCGCTGCAAATGCCAATAGCTTGGCAAGAAGAGCTCTTGATCTCCCCGAAGAAGAGGAAGAAGCGGACGATGTCGATCAAAGGCGCATTGCGGCCCAGGTCGAATTTGCGAAAACAAAAGGCGTCGAGATCTTCAAGAAGATCGCATATGCAGAAGCCAAGGTGCAACAAACTGCCGAGTTGGCCGCAGCCGCCGCCAAGGGACGCGATGTTGTTTCAGATGAGTTCCGCCGGGGCTTTGCAGAGGCACAGCAGCAGCGCGAGCTTGCACAAGAGATCAGTCCAGCAGACGACATTATCAACTTTTCAGAAATTGTTCTGGAAGAAGACGAGGTAGTCACCAGTGAAGAGACTGAGCAGAAACGGAAGGTAAGGACAGAAATCGTTAATTTCTGCACCTCTTTCATGCGCAGGGATATGGGCAACAACATCGGCAAGGTCTTCGGCGACTTTATCAGTGCACTGCGGGCGCAGATCGATAATGAGTCGGTGCTTGACAAGCTCGAAGTCAGCGACCTGATCACCCTTAATACCGACTATATTACGCGCCTCAAGAATATCAAAGCAAATGCAAGGTCTGTGAAAGATGTCGGCAATATGCTCGTGGCTCTTTCAAAAGATATTGAGCGCGTCGTATTCAAGAACACGACTTCCATCGCCTTCTCTCCAGCGGCAGAGAAGGATGAGAGCCGTTTTGAATCAGAGCTTGACAAAGTCTTGGCGCGAATGAATGCTAAGATAGACAGCACCCTGAGCAAACCTGGAGTCAGCGCCGCGGAAGGCGACGACATGTCCCTTGCGGAGAAGGGGCTTGAGAATATCAGGCTCTCACTAAACTCTATCTCGCAGGACAAGCGTCAGGTCAACGGCGACCGTCTAGATGAAAAGGGCGTAATGTCAGTGCTCGCAGATATTGAAAAACTTATAGCGCCAGCCACTGCAGAAAGGGCCACGCCAGCGATCATGAAAACTCTCATGGACAAACTCGGGCTATTTGGCCTGTCGTCAAACCAACCAGGAGTCGGCTATTACGAGATCGGTGTACCACTTGTAATCCCAGACTCATCCGGCTTCCAGGCGGCAGTGGACCAGCTTGAGAGCGAGGTTGAGCAAGCGAAGCTCGGCTCAGGTCCGGCGGCTGCGGATGAATATCTTCCGCTAGAGAGCCTTGTGCGTGCATATTCTGAAGGCATGTACCAGTTTGCGCGCTCCGCCGACGTGGCAGCTGCGACTAGCCTGCTCTCGTCTCTGTTGCCAGGCATAAACGCAGGCTCTAAGATGAGCGAAAAACAAGTTAGCGAAATCCACTCTAAGCTAGCGGACATGGGAGTCATAACCAAGGCTCCTACTGCACCGCATGTGGTGGAAATCCATGATGTTCCACGGGTCGAGCCAATTGGCCCTGAGCAGCCGCCAGAGGCGCCACAGACTGCGGTTTCGCCACTAATGGACATTCAAGAGGGCAGGCTATCGCCTCCTCGTGCAGAGTCACCCGAGGAAGAGATTATCGAAGTCTCGGAAGGGGACATCGAACCTGTTGACGAAGGGGACATCGAACCTGTTGACGAAGAGGGCATCGAACCTGTTAGCGAAAATGATGGTAGTGAAGAGCTCGATGAAATCCCGGCGGGAGAGGTCTATTTAATAGAGCAAGAACCTGCCGTCGCCCCTGCTCCATCGAAGGTCACTCCGACCCCGATTGATCTCGGCCCTAAGCCCATGTCACAGGAGTCCCTCGAGGTGCTGGACAGAATTATAGAAGAAGCAGATACGATCAATAATATGCTGGCCGCGGCAGGAGTTGCGGGCCCAGTGCACGAGTCGCTAACCGGTATTAAGAACAGGCTAACGGCTGCAAGGGCCTCTGGCGTAGTAGCTGACGACCTGGATCAGCTCGTGGATGTTCTTGATCGTGCCATGGCCTTGTCTGATGAAGTAGCGGCGGGCGATCCAAGCGCGTTTGCTACGATTGCTCCGCCTGCAATGGCAGACTTGTTAGAGGGTGTGAGCAAGATTATCATGCCCAAGAAGGCCAACTCACGTCCTCCTGCATTTATACGAGATGGCGATAGTTGGACAGTGCTAGTGTGAAGAGGGCGCCCTTCGGGGCGCTTTTTTCATGTCCGCACATTATTCGCCCGGGTGTAATTGCTGGCATGACCAACATCCAACACTCGCTCCTTGAAAAAGACGGAAAATATATCGTCGACATTACAGTTCCAGGGCCTCTTGTAGAAAAAGCTCTGAATGCGGCGGCCCAGGCTATTGCAGATAAGGCAGAGGTCCCAGGCTTCCGGCCTGGAGCAGCCCCTCTCGCCATCGTGCGACAGCACTATGCGCCTCAACTAAAGGCCCAGGTTTCTTCCAGGCTTGTACAGGAGGCTACCCGAGACGCGCTACGAACTCTGCAAATCTCTGCCGGAGCCAGACCAATGGTGCTACCAGAATTCAGGCCCGCTGGTATTCGCAAGTGGGTAGGTCGATTCGAGCTCAATGGCACCTTCAAGTTCGCAGTCGCTACAGACGTGCCTCCGGCAGTTACCACCGTGGACATCGACGGGATCACTGTAACGCCTCATACCGATGATCCTAATGCGGTCATTGACGAACAGCTGCACCACTTGCGCCACGATCTTGCTATCAAGTCCCCTTCGAGCCAGCCATCAACGGAGCTAGATGAGATCATTTGCTCTATTGTTGCGCTTGACCAGAATGGACAGGCACTCCCAGAAATGTCACTGGCCAGCTTCCCGCTGTCTCTTGATCTACAAAAGGAAGCCCTACTAAGCCGTACCATGGCCGCCCAGCTAATCGGCAGGCGCCCTAGTGATCAGGTGGAGTTTTCAGAAGATGGCCTCACCTATCGAATTTCCATCGAAGCAGTCAACATAAAGACCCTGCCAGTTCTAGATGATGCGTTGGCTCAGCAGTGCGGAATCGCTTCGCTGCAGGAGCTTCGTGATCGAATCCACGAGGAGTGGCTACTGCGAAATGCCGCCCGAATCAGGCGAGATCTTCACATGCAAGTTCGCGAACAGCTTGTGGCCAAGAACCCATTCCAAGTTCCGGAGGCCTGGACAGCAGATTATCGGGAAAAAGTTCAGAGTCTGGCAGATTTTTCCGAAGCACTCCAGGAGAGCGAAGAGCGAGCTGCCCGATTTGCCCAGATCTACGCCGCGTCAGACTACCTACTAGAGATTATCGAAGAAAAGTTTTCAAGTGAAGTACAGCTGTCGGACGCAGATTTGCTTAATTACGCCAAAGAAGAGCTGGGCGTGTCTGGAGTAAAACCCGAAGATTATATCAAGGTTATGCTGGCAAAGGGCCAGTACGATTCATGGGTTCTTCAGCAGAAGAAGACGAAAACGCTCGATTGGCTTATTACAAGGGCCAAGTGACTAAAACAGCCGGTAGATGAAAGATAAGGAAACGCAATGAATAAGAAGACTGTCTCATGCACTGTTAGTGGTTTTGCCATCCGCAAGTACACCTCAACCGAGGGTAAGAAGGAAGAGGATCCCGGCACCGTAACCCTTGCGCTCATCGGCAGCAAGGCCGATATCCGCCCGAACGAAGCACTCGGTCAGCTCACGGTTTCCGATGTACTTGCTGCTCTCAATATTCATCAAGAATCACGGGAGCAGGTAGAGATCACGCTCAACTTCTCTGTACCAGAAGAGGTTGCAAAGCAGATCGAAGCCGCCCGGCGGCACTGAGCAAGACCCGCCGCAAGGCGGGTTTTTGTTTTTTTTGGAGAACACCATGAGCGAAGAGAAGAAATCGATACGAGTGGCAAAGGCAACCCTTTGCCCGCGATGCAACTCTTTTATATATCACCTGCCCGTAGCCTTGGATGCAACTGTTGCCGAAAGTCTTGCGCTTTTTGGCAACCCAGTCTATCCACTTGACAAGTTCAAGATTCTCAAAATAGAGTCGGAGGGGATCGCAATCGATTCCGCGCTTGGCAAAAAAGAAGTGCGTGTAAAGTTCAAGAAGAACGCAGTGTCGATGTCTGCGCTCTTTCGCGCTTCGCTCCTAAGCTGGGTAGAGAGCAAAGTCGGCCCAACTGACTATATTGGAACGCCATAGGAATTAAGCATGACCAAGTTCGTAAACCTGCACGGCCACACCTACGGATCCGTACTTGACGCGATTGTTCGACCCAGCGAGCTTTTCCGCCGGGCGAAGGAGCTCGGCCAGAAAGCCGTGGCGATCACGGATCATGGCAATATGTCGCAGATTTACCCAGCATACAAAGAATCTAAGAAGCACGGCGTCAAGCTTATTCCGGGCAATGAGATCTATTTTGTTGAGAATCTCGACAACCCAAAGTCAAAGCGACGCCACCTCGTACTCCTGGCCGCAAATCACCAAGGGTACAAGAACCTTTGCCGCATTACGTATGAGGGCTTCAAGAACTCGGTCACAGTAATGGGCAAGGAGTTTCCTCGTGTAACGGCAGAAACTCTTCGCAAGTACAACGAAGGCCTTTTTGCTACATCCGCTTGCGGTGGCAGCATCATTGCCGCCCACCTTTATGAAGGCGATAGCGACGGGGCCGACCGCCATGCTCGCACGTTTGCCGAGATCTTTGGCAATCGCTTCTTTATCGAGATTCAGCCGCATGCACTAAAACGCGGAAACTTCGACCAGATCGCTTTAAATAACATGCTCAAGGGCGTGGCCGACCGGCTTGGCATTCAGATGGTTGCGACGTGCGATTCACACTATCTTGTGCCGGAGGACGAGAAATTCCACGACATGGTTCTCGCCATCAGCGATAAGAAATCCCTTTCTGACCTGACGCGGCACCGCTACGTCAGCAGCATTCCCTGCGCGGCCTGCGCCGGCTCGGGATGCGATGAATGTGGCAATACCGGCATCGGCGAGATCATTCCGTGCCCAGAGTTCTATCTAAAGCACGAGGATGAGATCCGCGCCTTCTTCTCGAAGCAGTACTCGCCCGAGTTTGCAGAGCAGCTAATCTCCAACACTTCCATGATTGCAGATCAGTGCGAAGAGCCCAAGTACCTGGAACCAACTGGCGAAAGAATTCCTAAATATGACATGCGCATGATCGCTGGCTGCCCAGACAGCGAAGAGTTCCGGACATGGCTAGCAGAGAAGCCTGCACGCGGCGCCATTCCGGTTGATAATGCCTATTTGCGCTTCCGGGTTGCGAAACGCTACCGGGAGTATACGAAGACTTTTGACCGCGCTCGTCAGAAGCAGTACTGGGAGCGGCTAGAGGCAGAACTTGAAATCCTCGAGACCCGTGGGTTTTGCAGTTACATGCTTATTGTTGCTGACGCTATCCAGTGGGCAGAGTCTCAGGATGTGTGGACCGGCATTGCTCGCGGTTCAGCGGGCTCAAGCCTTATTGCATATTTTCTCGGAATTCATAAGCTTGATCCCATTCCATACGGACTTCTATTCGAGCGCTTCCAGAACAAGGAGCGTGCGCAGTGCCCCGACATCGACACGGATATCCTGTCATCTGGACGTGATCGCCTTATTAAGTATATGTCGGAGCGCTGGGGAGCGGAGTACGTCGCTCAGATCACTAACGCAAATCGCATTACGCCCAAGGTTGCAATCAAGGATATCGCAAAGTCCCTGGAGGTTGGCGGCACTCGCCAGGCCTCGTTCTCAATTGCTGAGAAAATCACAAAGGAGATCCCTCTCAAGGTTACGAAGCCCGATGGCAAGATTATCGAGATTAATACTGTTGCTCTTGCCAAAGAGTACAGCCCCACGCTTGTCGATTTCTTTAAGCAGTACCCAGAGGTCGAAGCCCATGCAGAAAAGGTCGTAGGCTTGCCACGTAGCTGGGGTGTGCATGCCGGTGGCGTTATCGTTAGCGACGTGTCGCTGCCAGACAACTTCCCGCTGCGGCGGGATTCTGATGGCACCGTAAGCGTTCACTATGACAAGTACGTGTCAGAAGAAGTAGGCCTTATCAAGATCGACATGCTTGGCCTAGATACGCTCGATGTGCTGCGCGAGGCCTATCTGACTGCTCGCAAGATGGGCATCAATCTGCCTAAACCATGGGAAGTACCAGAGGACGACCAGCAGGTTTACAAGATGATTTCCGATGGCGATGTGCTCGGCCTTTTCCAGCTAGAGGGCGGCACCCTTGCGCAGCTGTGCAAGCCAATGCAGCCCAGGAACATTGAAGATATTTCTCTCATCAACGCTCTTGGTCGCCCTGGCGTTGACAAGGCAAAGCGCAAGCAGTTTATCGACCGTCGCTTCGGACGGCAAAAGGTGGACTATGCTCACGCCGAGCTCGAGCACATCTCTAAGCCAACTCTTGGCATCTCTGTTTACGACGAAGACTTGCTGAAAATTGCCAGCCATATTGCCGGATGGAGCCTTTCCGAGGCCGATGGTCTGCGCAAGCTGACCAAGCTAAAGGAGAAGGGCGCAGATCTTGCGGCCAAACTGGAGAAGAAGTTCGTTGACGACGCTGAGCGGCTAGGTCGTGTGGCGCGCAAGGATGCGCAATACATCTGGGACAATGTTATTGCCGATTATGCCAAATACGGATTTTGTATCGCAGGCGACCAGCTTGTTGAGACAATCGACGGTCCGCGCCCCATTTCCGCTATCAGCAGTGGCACAGTTGTTAAATTTATCGATCTTCATACTGGCGGTTTCAAGTATGCGCCAGCTAGCAAAGTCTGGTCGACCGGCAAGAAGCAGGCTTTCAAGGTGACCTTTGAAAGCGGTCATACGGTCTCTGCCACGGAGGACCACCGCTTTTACGACCACCGGGCCGGAGGCTGGGTGCAGTTTAAACAGGTCATCTCTGCCGGCGCAGCGAGCCGCACTAATGGCTTTGGCGCATGGATCGCGGATCCTGTGACAGAGGTATTAGACCTGGGAGAAGTAGAGGTCTACGACATGGAGATGCCAGTCGACCCGAATTTCATCCTTCCGGGTGGCTTCGTGGCCCACAACTGCAAAGCCCACAGCGTTGCCTACGCCCGGATGGGTTATGCGACGGCCTACTACAAGTATCATGCCCGAGCAACTTTCCTTTGCTCTTACCTAAACCAAGAGATTGCAAAGAAAACGCCGGACACTGCCGCGTACATTGAACAGATCAAGAAAGAGATTCTTTCCTCCAAGATCGCAATCCGTGCCTGCGACATCAATCTGAGCGGCGATAGGTATCGGGCGATTGATCGCAAGACTATTGTTACTGGCTTGAATGCTGTCAACGGAGTTGGTGACGTAGCAATTTCGCATATTTTTGCTGGCCAGCCATATACCGCGTTTGCTGACTTCATTTATCGCAGCCCCTCTTCTGTTAACCGCAAGACTATTATCTCACTGGCCAAGGCTGGCGCATTTGACGGCTTCGGCATTTCACGCAAGTGGATTTGTGACACGTTCTCAGAGGAGAAGGCCGCCAAGCGCTTGCGCATGAAGATTAACAGTCTCGGTGACGCAGCCACCCAGGATGGTGCCGCAGAGGCCAAGGACATTGATTGGAGCAGTTTCGACTACCTCTCTACAAAAGAGGAAATGACCAGGGAGTGGACTCGCAAAGAGATCCTTCTTGCCGAGAAAGAAGCTCTTGGAGAATTCATCTCTGGCTCTGCCGAAGAGGTATTTGGCGGCTTCTTCAAGAACATCAACAATCCGCTTACCCGTGCGCAGTTGCAAGCCCTGCCAAATTATCACAAAGTTATGCTGGAAGGCGTTATACTTGGGATAGACCAGATTCCGGTTCGGACAGGCAAGAATGCGGGCAGAATGCAGGGCAAGATTAAGATCGAGTCCCTGAAGAAAGAAGATTTTGAAGTATCGGTTTGGCCGGATGACTGGGAAAGCACAAAGCCCCGTCTGGAAGTAGGATCTCCAGTGATCCTACGCTGCACTGTAAAAGAGTGGAACGAGTCAAAATCTCTTAGCCTAGAGGATGTAGTTTCAGTTTGGAAGGAGCCCAAGTGAATTGTATCAACTGTAACCTAGAAATTTCGCCAAGCTTTGTAGCGTCCATCCGGGACAATAAGTGCCCTGCTTGTGGCAAAGCTTGCCTATCAGATGCAGATCATGGTGCGATATTCTCGGTTGTTTCGCTAATTACTTCCTCTGTCACTGACATGGCCGAAGATACCACAATTAAGCTAGCCACTGCGCTTCACGGCAAGTTCGACATCTTCCCGAAAGGCGTTGTGGTAGATGGGCAGGTTACAAAAGAAATTGTCTATGTGACGACCGGCTCCTCATCGCAGCCGGCTGGCGGCATGCGACGACCAGCCCCGCTGCCGGTCCGCAAGGCTCGCGTGGCGCCTGAGCAGTCTACTCCTGAGCTGCCAGGCGAGCAGCTTACTCCGGCCCAACTGGCCAAGCTGCGGCAATTCCAGCAGCTGCAGGAGCAGACTGTAGACGTTGAAGAAGATGAGTCAGTTACTTTTGACGGGCCACTTAGCGAGGATTTGCGCGATGCCGAGGCAGTACGGCTTGCAAAGCAGAAGATTGCCAAAATGCGAGCCGAGCATGCTGGCATTAAAGGCTGAATCAAATGGACTGGAAGAAAAGAAACATAAGGAATGTGCACCTACTTTGCACAGATATTGACGAATCAAACATAAACAAAATGCTTGACGAGGCGCGCGTTCATGACGCGCGCTCTATTATTACGTGCGATTTCGAGGGCAGGATCACCCGATTCAATCCCTCTAAGGCGATGACATGGGGCACGGTCTGGTATGTACAAAACCTCATGATCATGCAGCGCCTGCATCAGGTAGATGCCGCAATGAGCGCACTTAAGAGCCGCGGTGTCATTTGAAAATAAAAGAGTACTTGCTGGCATGCAGCGATCTGCAGTCAGAAAATGATCTAGATATTGTATTTGAATCGATGCCGTGGGCCAGGGGCGCTGGCGGCATGTGGGCCTCTGCCCGTAATTATTTTTCTTCTTTTCCAGATGACATGAATGGCATCACCATGACGGCTGATACTCCCACTCAGTTCTGGAGAGCCTGGTTTACTCCTGCGGGATATCTACACCTGCTTGAAAACAACCAGCCCTCTGCGGCGTCATCTATTGGTCTGCTGACTATTCGCGTAAGTATAAGAGCAAGCACTTGTAGCAAGCACCGGCAGTACCTAGAGACCGCGGGTTTTCTCGAAGATGGGCCAGGTTATTGGTCGTACAATTTTTGGAGCGAATAATGTCAGAAGAACAAAAAGCCGATTCTATCATGGCTCAGCTGGAAGAGCAAATCAGGCTCGCCACTGGCTATCCAAATATTCGCATGATGATGCGCACTATTTCAGACTATGTCGGGCAGATCCCAGATACTGTTGCCACGGTAGATGGCCACACGGCCCGGGAACTGGCCGCTCGATTCCTAAAGGGTCAGTCGTTGTGCGCGGATCTTGTTGCAATTGCAGAATTTTACGAGGGCAAGATGGCTCGCAAGCAAAAGGCCGCCTACTCAGAGGCCTTTATTGACGCAAGTGACAAATTCAAGACTCAGAAGGAAAAGGAGTCTTACGCAGAAATTTCGGCTTCCCATGTAGAGGCCGCCGAGGAGTATATGCGGGCAAAGATGTTTCGCCTGCTTATCGAGAACAAGCGCGAAGACCTGGAAAAGGCCCACTACTTTATGCGAAAGATTGCAGAGGGCGACACGATGGCACCACCAGATCTGCCGTCTGTTGGAAATGCAGCCGGAACTCAGGTAGCGCGAAGGAACGAGAACGGGCGCGTCACATTCTGAGGCGCTACGGATAAAGCAGGATTCTTTGCCACTATGTGGCAGTCAAGTTCAAACAACAGTCTGTAGGCGCAAGCCGGGATAATGGTATCCTCACTATAAGTGCAGACAAACCAAGAGGTAAAAAATGACTACAGTAAATGGACGTATTGCGTGGGGCGAGAAGGCTGGCGGGGGCGCGGGTGGTTCGCGCCTCGATCAGAAGAACGACTTCCTGCGCCTCAAGGCCGATGGCGACTACATTATCCAGCTCATGAGCGAGGCGCCCATGGCTTACCACGAGCACTGGAGCAAGACAGCGGATGGTCAGAACCGCAGCCTGCGTTGCGCTCTCCGCAACTGCACTCTTTGCAAGGAGGCCGATGCCGCCAAGAACTCGCCAGACCCCAAGGTCCGCGAAGCTGCCAAGCAGATGACTTCAAAGCCCAAGTATGCAATTGAGGCCTTCCTGCTCGCCCAGGGCAACGAGCGCCTGGGGCAGACTACCGGTCGCGCGGTTATCTTTGAGTTCGGCAAGCAGATTTATGACCAGATCTCTCAGGTTGCAAAAACCCTTGAAAAGATTGGCGGTCAGCTGAGCGGCAGCATTCTGCTTGTAAACCGTGAAGCGCGCCGTGGACCATCTGGCATGTACAGCGTTACGCTCGTACCAACCGCCTACAAGATGACGCAGCAGCAGCTCGATGCCGTCAAGGCCTTTGAGGAGAAGGGCATTGACCTCAGCAAGCTCTATGCTCCACCAGAGGATGAGGCCAATATGCGCCGCCTTGGCCGAATCGGTGGGGGCACCGATGCCCCGGCTGCCTCATTCGGTGGCGGTAGCGATGCCGCGCCTGCGGCCGGCGGTGCCAAGTGGGACGACAGCTGGTGATAGCACGATAATCCAGTACCAGGAGACCGGCTTAGGCCGGTCTTTTGTTTTTTTTGCTGTAACCCTAGGCATGAACAAGTTTAAAGCAATTCATGAATGCCTTAAGAAGTCCACCTCTTTTCACTATTTAGAGGACTACTGCACTGAAAACAAGATCACGGCGATGTCTCTCAGTAGGGATAATTTTACAATAATGCTGCGGCCGCTGTTTGAAGATGTGCTGTTAGACTTCGAACTGATAGTTGACCCAGTCTACCTAAGCCTGTATACCTATGGCAGCATTGCGGATGCAGTCGGTCGCCTAGGCGTCTTCCTATCGGCCCCACGCCCGACCGAATCGGGCACCACAAAAATACTGCTGCGAAAAGTTATCAGCCTTCGACTCCTTGGCACAGATGACGAGATCGAGGCAGAACTAAAAACCTTCTGCTATGCCATAGATGTTGCCATGCGTTACATGGAGCGCCTTGAGGTTGCAGTTCATCTGCCGAACGTGGACATCTCCATGTGGGAAGGCGTCGACCTACAGTTTACTGACATTGGGCACATCGTTGAGCGGCGGGCGATTGCATATCCAGACTGGGATCACTTCATAGATACTATCATTTCAATATCTGATGATGAGCTCCCGGAAGACTACAAGGAGGAGATCATAAAGATAATGGTCGCCTGCAAGGAGTTCGAGCGCGTAAACGACCATCTGAAGCTGCCAGAGGTTATCGGACCTCTCGTAGGGATGCTCGAAGAGTTGGATGGCAAGCCTAAGCCAAAGCGAAAAAATTATGACATCAACTAGTGCAAACCGATGAGAAGTATTGCACTAGACATATCAAGTAGAAATACTGGTTGGACTGTTATGTCCGATGGTTATCTTTTAGAGACAGGAGATATCACGCCACCTGCCAGCGCGGACCACCCGCAAAAGCTCCATTTTTTCCGTACTGCGCTGCTACAGCTGATAGCCAGACATCAGCCGGCAGAATTGTGCATAGAAGATGTTTGGGCAGGCAAGAACAAGCTCACGTATAAGATACTATCTCTTTATCACGGTATTGTGTATCAGTTGACTGCCGAAGCATGCCTGCAGCTGCAGATTATGACCCCTAGTCGCTTCCGACGGCTTGTTGGGGCTGTGCACAATATCAAGCTCAATTACGCAGAACGTGAAGAGGCAAAGCAGGCAGTGAGCTCTCTCGTCTGCTCTATTTACCCCGAGCTCTCCTCTTCGTCGGAAGACGTCCATGATTCGGTCGGAATTGCCATGGCAGCCCATTACTGGCGCACAAAACTAGATGAGGAGTTGGCCAGCGTTCGCGCTGCAAATCCGAAGATAAAATCTGCCAGTCGCCTACTGACACTGGCAACTGATCGAGCCGAGGACTACTTCAAGGGACTGGAGAAACAAAATGCAAAATCCGTGGGAAGTCCTGGGAGTAAGTCCAGAGACAAGTCAAGAGGAAGTTAAAAAAGCATATAAAAAGCTTGCTCTGAAGTACCACCCGGATCGCAATCCGGGTGATGCCGCTGCAGAGGACAAGTTCAAAGAGATTACTGCAGCCTATGAAGCAATCACGAATGGCAGCGCCAGGCAATCCTATGGCCAGCCTACTGATGACATGCTTAACGATATTTTTAGCCAATTCGGGTTTGATATGCGTACGCGCCAGCAGTATGCAAATGTCGAGCCAATTATGCTCAGCGTGCAGGAGTATGCTACTGGAGCAGACAAGACTACGCGAATTCGCCTGGACGGCAACTGCCGGGATTGCTCGGGCGTAGGCGCGGCTCCAGGCGACTATAACGATTGTGGCACTTGTCGCGGTACCGGTAAAGCTACTTTTCGCCAGGGATTTGTGACAGTGTCGATGGGCAGTTGCTCGCCATGCCGCGGAGTAGGGCGTACCATTATTCGCCCCTGCGCCAAATGCAGCGGCAGCGGTCGATCCATGTCTGATGATACAGTGGAGGTGCGCGTCCCGCCAGGTGCAGGCGGAGGCCAGCTCGTAGTAAACTTCCTTGGGAATAGAATTGGTATTCCGATAGGAATCAATCCGGATCCGAATCTCTCTATAGATGGTCGCAATATCCGGTCAAAAATAACTATCTCCCTGCAACAAGCGCTGTTCGGCTGCAAAGTACCGGTCGAGACTGCGCTGGGCATAAAAACAGTTTCCATAGATCCGCTTAAATACGGGCACGCCGAGCTGCGACTGCGCGGTCTCGGTGTACAGGGCTCCAATCCTGGTGATCACGTCCTGGATGTAAGGGTCGAGATGCCAGATGAGGCAACAAGAGAGAAAGTGAAAGAGGCGCTAGATGAGCAATAAGGAATTCCTTAAAGCATTCAACAAAACGTTCGCTAAGAACGGCACGGACGCTGCGCGCAAAGCGAGCGATCCGCAAGCTTACAAGGGGGAGGTGATTGATTTTCCGTCGTTGACGCTTGGCGACGCTAGCCATTACTGGGGACTTCCTCTTGGTAAAATTACTCAGTTTCATGGTCCCGAGGGCAGTGGCAAGACTTTCTTTGCTATGCTCATGGTAAAGCAGGCTCAAGACAAGTATCCTGGTAGCAGCGTTGTTTGGTTTGATGCCGAATATAGCTTTAGCGAGACCTGGGCCAAGAACCTCGGAATCGATATCGAGCGGCTAATCATTATCCCTGAGAACAATGCTGCCACAATCTTCACCATGATCTGCGGTCGTACCAATGATCAGGGCAAGAAGATTGATCTTGGTATTCTTGACCACGTTGCTGGCAAGAGCCTTGACTGCAAGCTGATTGTCTTGGACAGCATTGCAAACCTTATCTATCCCATCGAAGAAAATCGTGGGTTCGAGGAGCAGGAAATGGCCGCTGGCGCTCGATTCCTGATGAAGGGCATGAAGCGCACGACTCCGATGCTTGCTGACACTGGAACTGCCTTCCTTTGTATCAACCAGGCTCGTGAAAAGATTGGCGAGCGAATCCCGACACTGACCTATCCCGGTGGTCGTCCATATCGCCACACTCTTAGCCTGGCCGTGCTCTTCAAGGCGTCTGCTGCCAAAGACGGTCAGATTCAGAGTGAGGACGAGCGCAAGCAGGGTCACAAGATTCTTGCCACCGTGGAGAAGACCCGTGCTGGTCCAGACAAATGGAAGAGCGAATTCTGGCTAGACTTCTCCAAGGGCGTAGTTAATCGCGGCGCAGAAGCTGCTATGCTTGGTGATGCATATGGCCTTATTTCGCGTCCGAATGCTACTATGTGGCACTACGAAGACCTGTCGGTCAAGGGCAAGGATGCTTTCGCGGCTGCGCTCGAGGCTCGTCCAGATCTCGTTGACAAGCTCGTTGCAAAGATTCGCGACATCAAGCAGTCCGGCAATGGTCGAGCCGCAGTCCTATCAGAGGACGACACTGGACCTGTATCTGACTTCGAAGTAGAAGAGACCGTGGAGAGCGCCTGATGAAAACTCATTGCCCCGCATGTCGTAAATCATCGCTAAATTTCCTGCACAAGGAAGCCGGCGCTCTGTACTGCAGTGCGTGCGGCAAGCAGATTCCCGTCTCAGACAGCATTAAGGCTGCCCTTGTTCGCAAGGGCGCCTTTTTGCCTGACGACTTTTTTGATGCGCCGCCAGAAGCACCAGTACCTCAACCAATTGTCGCTCAGCACGATCCCCGGGCTGCGGCGCTACGGCGAATCAACCAGCAACAATCGCAGCTTAACCCCGAGATGGACGGCGATACTTCAAGGAAAATAAATATTCCGAAGATCTCACGGGCAGAGGCTGCTGCTCGCAAGCAGGCAATCGTTGCAAGTCTGGCTAATACAGATGAGGCGCTCTCTCAAGCATCTCAACCACCGCGACCAGACCTGGCATCGGATTTTGCCGAGCACGGAATAGACCTAGGTCGCCTGGATGAGATACTCAAGAGTGAGCCGTGATCGAAACAGAAGCACTAGAAACAACCATAAAAGTTTGCAACCTCGGCATCTGGCAAGATCCCGAGGTTCTCTCTTATTGTCGCGAGCGGGGATTGTCGGACACAATAATCCGAGAGTGGCGACTGGGCGCCTTTCCCGAGGACCCCAACCAGCTGTATAGCCTGAGCACGCAAATAAATAACTCTCGCTACTCCAGCTACTCCATACTGCGTCTTATTGATGGATATTTCGAGTCTTCGTTCTTGAAGAATCGCCTGATAATTCCTGTCGAAGATACATACGGAGTCCCGATGGCGATCATGGGGCGGGCAGTACTTCCTGCGGAGATTTGCAAACAATACGATTTTCCAAAGTACTACAATACCCACTACCCTAAGACACGGGCCCTGTTTGGCATGAGCCGAGCTCTGCCCGCAGTTATGCGCACTCGGGAAATAGTTCTAGTAGAGGGAAATCTTGATGTAATTACGGCGCACCAATACGGGCTGCGCAACGTCGTTGCTACGAGTTCGTCAAGCATAAGCACACACCAGATTTCTCTGGCTGCGCGTTATGCCGACAGGATCTTTCTTGCTCTTGATGGCGATGAAGCTGGTCAAGCTGGCATCGAGAGGGCGATGGATAAGCATGCGGCTGCAGCCCGGCAGCTCGGAGTAGAGCTGATTCCAATGTACTTTCAGGATGGAAAAGATTTAGATGAAGCCCTACGGGCAGGAGGAATAAAATGGTAGATTCAAATTGCGTTGTTAAGTTTTATGCAAATTGGTGCGGGCCGTGCAAGCAGCTTGCCCCGGTAGTTGATGCAGTTACTGCGGAACTCGGCGTAAAGCTTGTATCGGTTAACGTGGACGAGAATCCTGAGCTTGCACAGCAATTCGGAGTCCGCAGCATTCCTGCTGTTTTTGCCATCAAAGATGGCACCCCTGTAGCTTCTTTCTTCGGTAACAAGTCGGAGGCCGACGTCCGGGTTCTTGTGGGCAAGGTGCTGTCATGAAAGTCGTGGTTTATGACGCTAGTTATTATGCTGGATGGGTAGGAAATACCTGGGTGGCTGGCGGCAGGCTTTATCGCGCGCTGCGCAAGGTAGATCTTGTAATTCCTGTTCTATTTTGGAGTCAGGTGTATTCCGAGCTGCAGAAGCTGCCAGATTTCAGCATTACCGATCTCCAATTCTGGTGCCACGGCTATCCGGGCGGAGTAGTGATCAATAAGGAAGCGGTCGCACACGACCGCATTGACCCGCGGCTTTGGAAGGGGATTGCTGCAAAAATTGCCCCTGCGGGGCGTGTGTGGTTCCGCTCATGCAGTACGTTCGCTCGTCGCCAAGGCCAGCTATTTGCACAAAATTTAGCAAATACCATGGATCGTCGAGTAGTAGGTCACACCTATCTCACGTGGGTGTTCCAGTCTGGCTTACACGAGCTGCGACCGGGGGAGGCAGTAAGCTGGTCTGAGATGGAGGGTGTTAGAGTTAGGAAAGATAATACTGTAGAGCTAAAGACATCTGGTCCCTTTGAGCCGAACACTGTCACATGCCTACATACTGACTTTTAATAGAGGAAACTTTGAGCAGCCCGAAGCAGCCTAAAAAACTAACCACAGAGGAATGGGTTCAACTACTGCTAGACAACCAAGAAGAATGGCGAACCCGGCTGGCTTTCGTGGATGAGGAGGCCCGCAGAGTCTTTTTCAGTTCTGCCGGGCCTCCGCTCGATTCAAATCTGCAATTCGTTAGCGTATTTTTCTACGCAACCTACCTGTACAATTTCATACATGCACTAGTTTCTGACCCAGAAATCGGCGTTCCAGAGGAAGTTCTCAAGTACCACACTGAACTAGCTGTCGAGCTAGCGGAGTCTGCTTATGTTGATTCCGCAGCACACCTCAGGAAATCAACAAACCTTCTAGAGGACAGCGAGGGTCTGGATCCGGAGCTACGCATAACAATGAAGCGAGGAGATGCATGAGAGTACTGCTAGCACTGGCTATGATTTTCGCTGTGGGCTGCCAACCCAAAGATCCGCTGTCGGCAAAAGCACTGGCCGAACAAAATATCTGGAAAATGCGGACACCCGAAGCAGAATGTACGGCCTTCCAGATTGAGCCAGATCTACTGGTCACTGCAGCACACTGCGTTAACTCAGACATCTTCCTATTTAAAAATGGTGACGATGTTGTCCAGGGTAGCCTGATCGGCACCTCTCCCACAACAGATATAGCACTCTTCTACGCGCCAGGAGCTAATCGCCCTGGTTTTGTTGTTTCTCAGGCCCTGCCGGATAATGGCGAAAGCATGACTGCCGTTGGATTCCCGGCTCGTGTTTCAAATGGCTTTATCTTTGCGCGCGTAAAGATCATTAGCGTCACTAGCGACGAGTCGGGCGGCAAGTACGCAATATCCCTCGGACCAGATGTTTGGCCAGGCATGAGTGGCGGACCACTACTAAATGACAAAGGCGAGGTCGTAGGAGTCGTCTCCAGTACCAGTCAGGTCATATTTGGTCCATCCAGCGACCCAACCAGCCTGCTGCGTGAGACTGGCAACTACGCAGTTGATCTGTATAACACACTCATGGAAATTATTGCCGCAGCAAATAAAAAGGCCGCAGAGCCTGTGCCGGATCTGCAGCCAACCGAATCTGAATAGAAAGAGGCCGGGGTTACCCGGCCTTCTTCATGCTGCTCCAGCTGCTGCTACTGCGGCCTCTATCATGGCACGCCGCCTGTCCGGATCACCCCAGTCTGCTCTCACAGCCGGGTCTAGGGCGGCCAGTGGGTCGAAATAACAGAATTTCTCGCCAGGCTTTACACTCGGAGCAGCGTAGACGCTGATGCCGGTATTGCGATCATACAGCTCGAATGAGTGAGCGTCACGCTTACCGCCACCTCCAGGAGCATCTACGACGAACACTGGCGTATTGAAGCCAGCAGTACTGCCGCGCACTCCCTTCTCGATCTCTATAGCCGTTGAGACAGCTGTGCGCAGGTCTTCTGTGCCACGTACCAGGTCGTGCACATATACATAATAGGGATGAACGTTAATCCAGCTCAGTCGCTTGACAAGTAGCTGCATCGTCTCAACGCTGTCATTTACGCCGCGTTGTAGTACGCTCTGGTTGCGAACAGTAACCCCGCGCTCCATTAACAGGTTGCATGCCCGTGCGCTAATTCCTGTTATTTCCGCAGGGTGATTAAAGTGCGTGTGGATCACCACTTCTTTGTGCAGCTGCCGGCCACGGGCTGCGATGTCGCAAATCGCATCGGTCCATGCAGGATCGGTCAGCACCTTCATTGGCTGGATTGCAAGCCCCTTCGTAGCATAGCGCCAGCGCCGGACATGTGGAATGGCCAGCAATCGCTCGCCAATCGCCCGCACCTGATCGGCGCGCAGCCGGTAGCTGTCACCGCCGCTCACAACAACATCCTCTACTTCGGGCCGTGACTCGATGTACTGGAAGATGCGTGACCAGCGCTCCTCGTCGGCCTTCAGACTGACCTTTTCTACCGTATCAGTGTCCAAGCCGACCGCGTAGCTGCGCGTGCAGAAGCGGCAATACACTGGACACGTATCAAGTGCTAGGAACAGCACTTTGTCTGCGTAGCGATGTGTCAGTCCCGGCACCGGGCTGTCGTCCTGCTCATGTAGCGAATCAAGCGTCAACATGGGATGGTCGGCCTCGAGCTGGCTGCCTACGGGCAGGAATTGCCGGCGAATTGGATCGGCATACGGGCTTGACCAGTCGATCAAGCTCATCAGGTACGGGCTGATGCGAACGGCCATTGGAGCGGCGGCAAATCCAGCTTGCACATCTGCGATAAAATCCTCGGACACCAAGTCGCGTACTGCCGCCACCAGCCGATCTGCGGAGGTTATCGCATTTTTTTCCTGCCAGGTGTGGCTTAGGAAGGCCGCCTCATCAATCTCGCTCCACGCTGGAATCGTCCGCCAGAACTCGTCCGTGCGCAGATTGCGGTGGTCCAGGGCTGATTCTGCAACTGCCGGCTTTAGGTGATTAATTCCGTCAAGGATTTGTAGTTTGCTCATGCCTATTATTACAGGATTACCTATGGTTATTGCTGTACTGTGGTAATGTCAAAAACGGGAGCTGTATGACTTTTTCGCTTTTTAAGATTGCCGTTAATCCGTCGATGTCTAGCTACCTGGACGAGAGTGATACCCATCCTCGCTGGACGCCTCAATATGCGGCTCATGGGCACGGGCCACTCGCGGCCAAGAGAGGAGATCCTCTGCCGACTCCTGAGAATTTTGGGCATATTATTGTTGCTCCTACCAAAGATGGAAAAATTAACTTTGAATATTTTGTCCGGAACTGCCCATATAATATTCTTGAACAGATGTTTGCCGATATTCCTGGGTTTTTAACGGATCCACATCACATAGATTTCATACAAAATATCTTAGATGGAAACTAAGAACTTAAACCTGTGATAGAGGAAAGAATAGAGCGGGCATATTCGAAGCCATTTCTTTTTAGCGAGAAAAGCAGGCTGGCTATCGAGCATGGGTTGCATCCTTATTCTTATGATATCGGCGGCGAACATAAAATAAAAGACTTGCATGCCAAAGTAAAAAGCATCTCTAATCAAATTGGAAAGCAATTTGATCCAAGAAAAGGCAACATAGCCGCTGCATTTTTTAAAGGGAATATGGGACATACTGAGCGCTATCTGCGGTACGTGCTAAGCACTTCGCAGTACAAAACAAGAGTCGAAGAAAGGCCTGCTGACATAGCGAAGCGCATAGGCGTAAGTTTATCAGACCTAGTGAAGCTAAATCCTCAGCTAGCTAATGCTGCGACTGTGCCACCAGCTAGCACCATAAAGATCCCACCTATGCTAGAGGTAAAGCATCTCGACGAGAGTGCACTGCCCGACGCCGAGGCACTCTTCAGGTCGATCAATGCGATTAGCTCGCTTTTTGGTCGGAGTGCCGGCGTCGGTGGAGGTGACGACATCGCACTCGAATGGCTCGCAAAGTGCAAAGGAAGTGCTAGCAGAGTGGATAAAGTCAAAAATCTAGCAGGGCTGGCCGACATTTACCATCAAATGCACTTCACGCTACCGACAGCACCAAATGCACTCCATTCGCAGGCAGTGAATGGAAATAAAAATGCTATGAATTTTATGCGTAATTACCTATTATTGCGTGACTTTTCTCCCGAAAAAATAACAGAAGCCCAAGACCATGCGCGAGAATATCTAAATCTAAACATCGATATTGCTCAAAATCTAGAAACTATAGAGAAGCTTGGAGTTATCGGCGACCAACAATCTAAATTTATCAGGGTCGTTCAAATAATTTTGAATGCAGCTTCGGTCATAAATGGAGTTATGACTTATAAGAAGCATGCGGCACCAAAAGCACCAGAGCTGTTTAATTTAGATCATGAAATACTTGCAGGTCACTTGCGATTCCGCGTACTCAAGGACAAGGATCCCTATCACTTTACGGTTGGCGCAGACACAAATTGTTGTCAAGTTATAAAAGGAGCTGGAGAGGATTCAGCGGTACAATCATATGTAAATCCTCTGGCCGGAGTACTAGTACTGGAATGCAATAAGGGCGGGACTTGGGAGACCGTTGCGCAGTCATACTTTCATTATGTACCGGCACAACAGCAGTATATTCTAGACAATGTAGAAGAAAATGCTGATATGACTAAGTACATGTCTAATACCTATGGCACAAATTTGCAGTCGATTTATGCTATATTTGCAAATGAAATAAAGAAAAAAATGCCTCATGTCAAAGACATGGTTGCGGGAATGAGCTATTCAAAAATAGGAGAGACGGAAGCCTGGGAAACCGGATCCATGCCCAAAGATCCAAGGTATTATCACAAGCTGGATTTGACTTCCCAGCAAGAAGAAGAAGAAGAAGAAGAAGAGGAGGAAGATGAGGAAGATGAGGAAGATGAGGAAGATGAGGAGGAGAGTGAATTTGAGGGCTACTCGGATTTTAGCCACATACAGCACTTAAACCTGCAATCGCCAAAGTTTGAGGTAAAGCCTCCGGTCGCCACCCCCGGCCTAGCGCCGGCGCCGAAGGCGCAAGAGGCTGAAAAGAAAGAGGCGCGATTCAGGAGGCTAACTCTGTTTAAGGCCGCATCAAATTCATTCCGCCTCTTCCGCTAACCCGCGCTACACCCGCGCATAGCAGTCAAGCTACAGGTAACTCGCATGAACTTTCAGTTTTTTAAACGTGCCAGCCCGGCACTAGCCGCCGGAGCCGCGATAGTAGCCAGCAGCACCGGCAGAATACTGCTCCAACTGCGCGCTCCTCATCTAAGCGCCGGTGGTACATGGAGCCTTGTAGGCGGTGGCATCGAACCAGGCGAATCACCCGAACAAGCGCTGTTTCGCGAAATCACAGAAGAAACAGGCGCCGTACTAGCAGGCAATCCCCAGCACCTGTACACCAATAAGAAAAAACACCTACATTACCTCAGCTATCTGCTGCGCATCCCAGAAGAGTTCGAACCAGTAAACAGCGAGGAGTCCGCCGAGCACCGGTGGGTAGATGCAACCGATCTGCCGCAACCACTGCACCCAGGGATGAAGCCGTTGGTGCCAATCCTGTTGCGAATACTAAAATAAATGCAATCTAACCCGGCAGAGGCCCGCGATCCGCTTGCGGGCCTCTTGTTGCATACCCGGCAAAATACGGCAGACCGCCGGCCATAAAATGTAATCTAATCCAAGTTAGGTCAGAATTTTATTAGCAGTCGAGGTGATTTATTTCTAAGTCAAGCAATTCACAGTATCTTTATCGCGAAGTTGTCGTTGATCCCGTTATCCTATCTACCGTCTATCTCAGGAATGCCGCCTATAACATCAACGAAGTTGAGTTGATGGAGGAGTTGAAGGAACTTCAGGATAGGTTGATCGCTAAGATTAAAGAGGTCATTGATACATGTCTGACTGAGCGGCAGCGGGAGGTGATGATACGGACGTATTTAGAGCAAAGAACGCAGATGGAGGTCGCTGACATGTTGGGTGTTTGCCAGACCACCGTACATAAGATCATCAGCGGAAACATAGACTACAGCAATGGCGGTCGCCGCTACGGCGGCGCGCTAAAAAAAATCAAGAAAATTTGCGAAACAGATCAAGAAGTCGTTCAAATCCTCACTCGCCTTGAAGAAATCAAGGGTGCGCTAAGCGACACATGACCTAGATCAGGCAGCAATAAGCAGCAGACGCCCGCCCAAGATTCATTCCTGGGCGGGCGTCGATCTTACGCAGGTCTGCTAAAAAAACTCTCGGCTGTCACTTAGGATGTAACAAATGTTACCATGGCGGTCTGACCACCACCATGATACCCGGGAGACGAAAGCTACTGGAAGTCGCTTCATCGTCTCCTTACACCGAAACTACAGTCCACAAAACTGAGAATGGGAACAAGGAGAATCATTATGGCAAAAAAACAAGATTGGTACGACTTCGCTGGGCAGGTTGTAGGCTGCTACACCGTAATAGAAAAGGTCGCTGCGGACGATGATGGCAATATGCACTGGAGGTGCAAGTGCAATGTATGCGGCAATACGTCTGATAACCTTAGATCATCGGACTTGTCTGGCTCATCAAAGAAAACAAAAAATTGCAGCATGGAATGCCGGGCACGTGAGGCAGCAAGTCAGTATATCGGCAAAAGATACCACATGTTGACGGTGACCGGCATAAATGAAGAAAAGAGTCGGCGCTGGAAAACTCTTTTCGTTGACACCATGTGTGACTGTGGGAATCTGCGAGAGGGGGTTAAGCTTACTGATCTGAACTGCAAGGACAAAGAATGGGCCTGTAGCCAGGCTTGCGCTAAAAAACATGCAAATCAGAACTACATAGGATACCGCTCTGGCAAGCTCGAGGTAGTCGGAGTTCGTCATGGAAAGGTTAATGAGTCTGATGCCGGGCACGGTAGAGTGCTTTTTGATGTAGTTTGTGAATGCGGAACAAAGACTACATATCATAAGCGCAACGTACTAGGGGATCGTGGCTGCGTTCGTGTCAATAGCTGCGGCTGCGAAAAGGCTCAGCGCATGCAGGATATTTGCAAGGATAAGTGGGACGGTCATACTCCGATTCCGCAGGCCCGTGCCACGAATGAATACTTTGCTTGGCGTAAGGCCGTGTATAAGCGATACTCCGGAACATGCGCTGCTTGCGGATCAAAGAATCGCAAAGGCATGGAGGCGCACCACCTATATGGTTTTTCATTTTACCAGCACTTGAAGTACGATGAAAATAATGGAATTCTGTTATGTGAGGGATGTCACAAAGATTTCCACCGCAAGCATGGCAATCACTTTAATGTTCCTCAGCAAATGCTTGCGTACATGGGTCGAACTGATTTGCCGGGCATCGATCTTGAGCGATTGCTGCAGGCTGGCGAGCCTACTCTTGATGGGCCTCTTGAGGAGGCGCCACAGGTAGACACTGACATTGGCGAGGGGGTTGTTTTAGATTGAACTGGGCCGGCGACAAGCCGGCCTTTTTTATTACCAAATACGGAACCTTCCGCCAGAAGCGCGAACTCCGGGCGGAAGGCGGTGTTTGATCGAGAGAGCTACTTATTTACTTTAGCTTGTTTATATTGTCTAGAATATCTACAAGCAATGTTGCATTCTCTGGTGGGCCATCGACCGTCTGGGCGGCCTTGATTATGGCTACTGCTTCTCGCGCTTTTAGTGCCTGAGGGCTGACTCTTCGCACGGGGAGAGTGGCCGCTTGCTTAGCCAGGTTCTGAAACCGATCCCCGATATCCATGGCTAGGCGAGCCTTGCGAGCGTCACCCTTCTGTAGGAATTTCTGCGCCAGGTCATACGCAGCAGCAGTCTTTTTAAACATGGAGCCCTCTCTATGGGGCCCGGTATGGGGCCCGGTATGGGGCCCGGTATGGGGCCCGGTATGGGGCCCGGTTAAACTTTCATATTTGATATTTACAGATTCATAGATGCAACAAAAAACCCGCTTTGAAGCGGGCCTTTGTGTCAGAGTGACTTCTATCAGGTGCCTGCGGTCGGCAGCGATCCGGGCGGAGTGAAGCTTGCCGTGTAGCGGGCCACTCCTTTAGTTACGCGCAGATCGTCGATGTACCCCGTAAAAGCGTATCCACCTCCAGCGGTATCGAATCCGCCTGTAGAGTTTAGCAAGTTTCCAACGGATATCTTGTTCGTACTATTTCCAAGTGCGCCGGCGGCAGTAGCCGTTGTCGCGTCTTGGACTCCGTTTACAAATAGCCGGATGGTGCTGCCGGAGCGGCTGACTGCGACATGCGTCCAGGTGTTTGATGAAACAAGTGTAGTCGTTCCCTGAACACCTATATCTGAGGCTCCCAGTCGATATGCGATGTAGGGCCTGCCATTATTAACTCGGAAGGTAAAGGAGGACGGTGCCCACTGGCTAATTATTGAGCGATTCCCGCTTGTACTTGTCATATAAACCCAGGCTTCTATTGTGAAGTCGCCATCAAATGCGAAGGCATCGCTGTCGTTCATTGTCAACGCGCTGCTGCCTGGCAGATAAATGCTTGTTCCTCCGTGCTTGCTCTGGGTGGTGCTGTTTACTGTGCTGCCAATTCGCGTGATGGCAAAATTATTCGTGCTGTTGTCAAAGAATGTGGTGCTGTTGTTCATGGCACCATCTGCTTTTAGCAGCAGTGATACATTTGAGAAATGTGGATCGAGTTCAGCCACACCTATTTGATACCTGATGATTACGATTCCGGAGCCGCCGTTGCCGCCTGGACGCGAGGTGAGCGGGGAATTGGTGCGCGGCTGGCCGCCCCCACCGCCGCCGCCTGTGTTCGCCTGGCCAGCACCGCCGGTTGCGCCCGACGACGTCGAAGCCGCCCCTGCACCTCCACCGCCGAGGCCGCCGGCGCCGAATCCAGGCCGATTGCCGGCTCCTGCGTAGAAGGTTTCTATGCCGTTGATAGATGACGACAGGCCGTTTATTGTGCCGCTGGCCCCTATGCCTGCCGCGCCGAGGCTCCCTTCTCCAGACCTTCCTGCGCCGCCACCCTGCGCCGATAGCCCTAGCACGGACGAGATGGCACCTCCGGTAGCACTGCTGCTTGTGCCAGTACCTCCGGCACCGACTGTGACCGCATACGCCATTGCCGATACCGCTGACGCACCCGAGAGCATCTGCCCCGCGTTACCACCACTGCCTCGCTGGGGGTTGTACGGATCCTGTAGTCCTGGTCCGCCGGCTCCACCGCCGCCAACAATCAAATACTCAACTGCTCCTGCAGATGTGAACGTTATATCTCCGCTTGACAGAAAGGTGTGAACTTTGTACACCTTGTCTCCTACTATTATTTCTGACTCGATACCACCGGTAGCGGCGGCAAAACCCGGCGCGCGAGAGGGGCGGACTAGATTGCGAGCTTGTGACCCGCGCACTATGTTAGGATTTGATACACCAAAATGACGTGACATGTGCTCTCCTGATAGGAGTTGCTTGCCTTGCGGATTTACTTGATCATAATACAATATATTTAGTAATTGGGCGCGGCGGGGCCATAGCCCGTAATGTCAATTATGGTGTAGCTGTTTCAAGGCATTTATTATTAAAGCAGCCTTGAAGCTGAAAGCAGCTGCGCATTCCGGAGATCCAATGACTTTTAGACCATATGCCTGGAAAATTCGTCTCGGTAACACTGAGAACTTCCTTGATATTGACGATCTAACAGACGGATACTTGCTATGGAGAAACGGCTCAAAGGTGATGTCTACTCTGATTGATCAGGGTAAGCTGAGTCTGAGCGCTCCACAGAACCCGAATGATGCGGCTACGAAGCAATATGTAGACGATAGCCTTAGTGCTGATGAGTCTGCCCGGGTCGCGGCCGACATCCACCTACAGGCTCAGATCGACGCGCTCATGGGTACTTCGCTGACCAGCGGTGACAAAGGCGATATTACCGTTGGATCTACTGGCACATCCTGGACTATTGACTCGGGTGCTGTCACCAATGCAAAATTGGCGAACGTGGCTACTGCCACTATCAAGGGCAGGACCACTGCCGGCACTGGCGCAGTTGAAGATCTGACGGGTACCCAGGTCACAGCCTTGTTGGATACGTTTACGACCGCTGCAAAAGGCCTTGTTCCTGCTGCCACGGGAGGAGGAACTATAAACTTCTTGCGTGCAGATGGAACCTGGGCTGCGCCGCCCGCAGGTACCGTTACCAGTGTATCTGTAGTATCAGCAAATGGTCTTGCCGGCACTGTTGCAAATGCGACAACTACTCCGGCCATTACGCTATCGACTAGCATAACGGGCCTCCTTCAGGGCAACGGCACGGGTATAGGTGCGGCAGTCGCCGGTACCGACTATGCCCCGGCCACAAGTGGGTCGTCCCTACTGGCTGGCAATGGCAGCGGTGGTTTTAGTAATATTAGCATTGGAAGCGGCCTTTCGCTTGCTGGAGGCATCCTCGCTGCCACGGCCTCTGATTCTTCTGTTATCTCGGTCACGGAGGGCAGTGTTCCTTCTGCAGCTGCCGGTACGGGTAAATTGTGGGCAAATGGCGCTGCCGATGCCCGGCCTTACTGGGTCGACGACACTGGTCAGAACTTCAACCTGACGCTTGATCGATTTAATACGCTGACTCCTGCCGCGTCCGTAGCTATCGATGTATCTCCCGCATTGCCAATTTTCAACAGCTTGACGCTAAATCAGAATACGACATTTACTACGTCAAACCTCGGCAACGGACGATCAGCATCGGTACGTGTTATTTGCGATGGTACTGACCGACAATTAACATTTCCTATGACATGGAAGTGGCTCGGCTCCGGCCCGCCTAGCGGCCTGCTCGCGAATAATGTTGGGTATCTTTCTATTGTTTCATTTGGCAGCACTGATGCTAGCGTGGTTGCCGCTTGGTCGTACGAAAATATGGCGCAGCCTGGTACGGTTACCGGCGTATCCGTGGTTTCTGCAAATGGCTTGGCCGGCACGGTTGCGAATTCCGGCACTACGCCCGCTATCACGCTATCTACAAGTGTCACCGGACTTCTGAAGGGCAGCGGTGGTTCCATTAGCGCAGCAATATCTGGCACAGATTATGCTGCTCCTGGTAATTACGTTACGACCGACACTGCGCAAACTATAACTACGACAAAAGCAATCGATGTATCCGACTCTGGCGCAGCCCTTCGCGTCACACAACGCGGAGCCGGCGAGGCACTCCGCATAGAGGATTCTACAAATCCAGATAGCACTCCGCTTGTGGTAACCGCAGACGGAAGCCTAGGAATTGGCACCTCATCTCCTGGTGCAATGTTGGATGTTGCCGCCACCGGGGCGTCGTCCGTCACGCTTTATTCTGCCGAATTTGAGTCATCATCTGGTACAGCAAACGCCGGCCGAGTTCTTTTTAGCCAGGGCAGCACATATGCAATGGCGATTGCTCCAGCTGGAACTAGCGCAACTACTGGGCGAATTGACTTTCAATACATCACAAGAAGCACCGGCGCTATTGCGTCTACGCCACTATCTCTGCGTGGCGATGGAAATGTTGGAATTGGAACGACCTCTCCTGGCAAAAGACTGCACATTAGTGGCAGTGGGCTGCTAATTGATGGCGCCAACTCGGTCGAGAGCACCCCCCTTGCTGCAAGGCTAATTGTTGACAGCGGCGCCAGCACCGGCCATACTCTGGCTGATCTGCGAAACAACAATGGATCGACGCTATTCGTCGGTGGATCAGCGGTTGGGATTGGCACGGCTTCGCCGTCCGCTTCTAACCGCCTCTCAATCTCTGCGGGCACTAACAACAGCCTTGCTAGCATAGCTATATCAAACAGCTACCTCAGTACTGGCACATGGGAAATTGCAGTTCCTGGTACTGGCAAGGTTTTAGATTTTGCATACAATGGAAATTCAAGAGGGTATCTGAGCAACTCGGTAAACGTCTCAAATATAGACTTCACCGGCCAGCACAGGAGTGTAACCACAGACATCGGCCAGCTTGAAGATGGCGGAATAGGCCTTATTGTTGTTGCTACTGGTGATTATCAATCACTTTCGGGCACGAGTGATATTGACATCAACGAAGCTCTGCCCAAGGCTACGCTTAGCAGCATCAGGAATCAAAAGAGTGTTTTTGGCGTTATTTCCGACAGAGAGGACGACAGCTCGTCAACGCGAGAATACTGGGTAGGTAACTTTGTCAATGTTTATAACAAGGCACCTGGTGATAATCGCTTGGTCATAAACTCTCTCGGAGAGGGCGCCATCTGGATTTGCAATATAAACGGAGCCCTTGAAAACGGAGATTTTATTACCTCTTGTGAAGTCCCTGGGTACGGGATGAGGCAGGACGACGATCTCATGCATAATTACACAGTTGCAAAAATAACCTGTGACTGCGACTTTGATCTGTCCAGTACTGCGTATTTGTGTCAAGAATTCGAGTTTAATGGAACTGTGTACAGAAGAGCGTTCGTAGGCTGCACATATCACTGCGGATAGTCTGCTAGTAGGCGTCGTCTGCGCATGCTCGGTGCTCAAACTGCCGTCTCTCTGAGGCGAGGGGCGCGGGCATCTTTGATGCTAATTATATTACATATTAGGCAAGAAATCGAAGATAGGCAAGTGAGCAAGCTAATTAACTTGGAGACACCATGACTTTTAGACCATATACTGGAAAAGTCCGTCTTGGTAATTCAGAGACTTTTCTAGACATCTCTGAACTTCCGGATGGATACGTACTCTCTCGTGAGGGTACGCAGATCATTGCAACGCTCATTGATCAGAGCAAGCTTTCTCTCGAGGCCCCATCAAAGGACGCTGATGCCGCCACAAAGGGCTATGTTGACTCAGAGATCAGCTCAGAGGAATCTGCTCGCATTGCGGGTGATGCAGGACTTCAGAGCGGCCTGGCATCAGAAACATCGGCTCGCGTAGCCGGCGATGCAGCTCTCCAGATTGAGATCGACGCTGAGGAGTCCGCGCGTGCTGCCGGCGACGCGGCCCTGTCGACCAGCCTCGGCAACGAAGCTTCGGCTCGCGCTGCCGCGGTTGTCGCTCTCCAGGGCAATGTTGCCAGCGAGGAATCTGCTCGTATTGCTGGCGACAGCAATCTGCAGACCCAGATCAACAACCTGCTCTCTAACGTAACTCCCGACTCGCTCGACTCCCTAAGTGAGATTGTTTCGGCATTCCAGAATGCTGACGGCTACCTCCTAGAGGTAGTTCAGAACCTATCAACCGGCTCAAGCTCTGCTCTTGGCCTTGAGACCTCGGCTCGTATTGCTGCTGATGCAGCATTGCAGGTCGAAATCGACAGCGAGGAGTCTGCCCGTGCAGCGGGTGATGCCGCTCTCAGCACCAGCCTTGGTAGCGAGACCTCGGCCCGCACTGCCGCCGATGCAGCTCTCCAGGTCGAGATTGATGCGGAGGAGTCTGCTCGTGCAGCGGGCGACGCCGCTCTTTCCACCAGCCTAGGTAACGAAGCCTCTGCCCGCGCTGCTGCTGATGCAGCTCTGCAAGTCGAGATCGACACCGAAGAGTCTGCTCGTGCTGCGGGTGATGCAGCCCTCACAATCAGTCTCGGCAACGAGACTTCGGCTCGCGTAGCCGGCGATGCGGCTCTCCAGATTGAGATCGACACTGAGGAGTCGGCACGTGCTGCCGGCGACGCGGCCCTCTCAACCAGCATTGGCCTAGAGGCGTCCGCTCGCGTTGCTCAAGACGGTTATTTGCACGATCTCATTGTTGACGAGGTCGAGCGTGCCTCGGGTGCCGAGGAGGCTCTTCAAGGCAATATCGATGCCGAGGCATCAGTTCGTGCCGCTGCCGTTATCTCTCTTCAGGGTGAGATCGATACCGAGGAGTCCGCTCGTGCTGCTCAGGACACGGTCCTGCAGGGCAATATTGACACTGAGGCTTCCGCTCGTGCTGCTGCGGATAGCGCACTAGCTGGCGACTTGGATCTAGAGGAGTCCGCTCGTATCGCCCAGGACCAGAGCCTTCAGACCAGTATTGGCTCCGAGGCGTCTGCTCGTGCGGCTGCTGATGCGAGCCTTGCTGGTGATCTAGATCTAGAGGAATCTGCTCGTATTGCTGGCGACAGCAATCTGCAGACCCAGATTAACAACCTGCTCTCTAATGTTACCCCCGAGTCTCTAGACTCGCTCAGTGAGATTGTCTCTGCATTCCAGGACGCTGACGGGTACCTCCTAGAGGTGGTCCAGAATCTCTCGACCGGCTCAAGCTCAGCTCTTGGTCTAGAGACCTCGGCTCGCATCGCTGCCGACGCAGCTCTTCAGGTCGAAGTTGATACCGAAGAATCTGCTCGTGCGGCGGGCGATGCTGCCCTTACGACTAGCCTAGGCCTTGAGGCGTCTGCTCGCATCGCTGCTGACGCAGCCCTGCAGGTCGAGATCGACACCGAGGAGTCTGCCCGTGCTGCTGGTGACGCTGCACTGTCAACCAGCCTAAGCACCGAGACGTCCGCTCGTATAGCTGCCGATGCGACCAAGCTATCGCTCTCCGGCGGAACCATGACCGGCTCCATTGCCATGGGCAGCAACAAGATTACCGGCCTTGCTGCTGGTACCGATGCTAGCGATGCAGTTACGCTATCGCAGCTGCAGTCGGCTATCACCGCAATCGATCCCGCCGGTAGCGCTGGCCAGATCCAGTTTAACGCCGATGGTTATGATTTCGGTGCAAGTGCGAACCTGACCTGGGACAATGCGCAGAGCTCACTATTCGTTGGTGGCGCAGCCAAGGTGAATGGTGTAGTTTCGCTAGGCGAGGTAGCTGAGGCTCCGGCCGGTGAAGCGGGCTACGGCAAGCTTTTTGCCAAGACAGATGACGGTCTGTACTTCGTTGACTCGGAAGGCGTAAGCCACTACATCCTGCTCGACGGCTATGTTCAGCTGTCCGGCACGTCCGTAGCTCTCGACGCCAGCCCATCGCTGCCGGTTTACCGCAGCCTGAGCATGACTGGTGCTACGACCTTTACCACGTCAAACCTTGGTGTTGGTCGCTCCGTAAGCGTTCGGCTCGTTGCTGGCGCATCTGAGCGCACCGTCACCTTCCCAGCCGGCTGGAGCTGGCTCGGTGGCGCCACGCCAACTGCAGTACCGGCCAACAAGGTCGCACTGCTCTCGTTCGTTGCCTATGGCCCGGCTGACACCGATGTAATCGCTGCCTGGTCGTACAACGACTCCGAGGCGATCAGCGGCGGCGGTACGACCGGCCAGGTTGCCTTCTACGATGGCACCCGCTCGATCTCCGGCGAAGCAAACCTGACCTGGGATGCCGAAAACGACCGCCTTGTTGTCGGTACCGTTGCATCACCAGCTGCCAATTTGCATGTAGGCGGCAGCGCCCAGGTAGATGGCGCGGTTACGATGAACGGCGCAGTAACCATCGGTGATGGTTATGCTGATGTCGTTACCGTAAATGGCACTGCTACGTTTAACCAGCCAGTTTCGATGGGCTCGAACAAGATCACTAATCTTGCTACCCCTTCGAGCAACAATGATGCCGTCAACCTTGCCTTCCTTGAGTCGCGTCGTCTCCTGACGATTCAGACCATAGCGGGTTCTGGCAGCGTCGACGCGGCGACCGACGTCGTGTTCGTGACCGGTTCCGGTGGCTCCGTCGTCCGTCTGCCGCAGGCGGTTGCGGGCAATGCTGGCAAGGTAATCGTTATCAAGAAGCGCAACTCCGGCGCCGAAGATAATGTTGGTACCGCTTCGGGCTCTGGCCAGGCTATTGACGGTGCAGTCGCCGACTCATCATCAAACCTCCAGGAGCTGATGCTAGAGAACGAGTCACTGACCTTCCTAAGCGATGGCAGCAACTGGTTCATAATCTGATAACTAGCAGCTGAAAAGAGACCGGGCCCTGAAAAGGGCCCGGTTTTTACTTGAACAAAACTAATTCAGAATTCTGTTTTTGAAATGAGGTCCAGTGCGGCATCGATCTGGTCGGCAGCATCGCGCTGACAAGCAGAGTCTAGTGCAGCTGCGACCTTGACCAACTCGCCCATGAGAGATGCCTTGCGACTCTGGCGAGCATTGAGAGCGAACTGAATCTGCCCAAGCAATTCCCGCTCGGCCTTGGTCAACTTCTTGTCGCCCTCCGCCCTCTCCTGTAACTCTTTCTTCTTCTTTTTTAGAAGCGAGGTCGGGATTTTCTTGTCTTGCTGGATCTTGAGCTTCTTGTGCAGTTCGCCCTTTTCCTCTAGATTGACGGCTCCCTGCATCCACTTATTGTCTTTTCCTTTTGCCATTTTTTACTCCGGATAGCTTACTAGCTGATTATCGTTCGAGATATTTAGTAGTCACGAATCTGATAATACATCTACCTCTACGTGGAATCCACGATTATTAAATGCCGCTATGGCTGCCTCATCTACTGCAGAGGCCCGTGGGTAAAGGAATTCTACCCTGTTTTTTACTATATCCAGAGTTCTTATATATCCAACCTTCCTGTGGCCCAGGTAAACCTGAATACCCTCGTTCTGACTTGTAATATGTCCAATTAGGAGTGAATCTGCTTCAGTATTCATCTTTGATGAAAGCTTACTGGGCTTTTAAAGCAGACATGCATTCTTCTGCGCTATTACTTAGCGTAGCATTACACATGGCTAATTTTCCACTGTTTAAGCGCGCTGGGCATGAGCTGAGATCTGAAGCTGGCATTCTCGATTTCATAAAAGATCTTGGATCCAAGGCCATTGACCTACTGGACTCTGATGTCGCAAGAAGTATAAAAGATTTACCCGAGAATTTTTTAGCAGGTATTTCCGATAAGGATAGTGGTTTACATAGTAGCAAAAAACCTTCGCCCGAGCAGGTAAAAAAATATATTCAGAAAGTGGTTTCTGAGCGCGAGAGCACTCGACCAAGTGGCAAAAAGATCACCGTTACAAAGCTGCAGACCGTTCCTGGTCCTGCTGGATCTGATGACGCATTCTATGGCAAGATCTTATCTGGAATCGGCGCTCCTGTGACTCCAGAAAATAAAAGATTTATGTACGCCTGGCGGGTGGCTGAGGGAGGGCAGGCTGCTTTCAATCCATTTAATACAACGCAGGGCGCGCCGGGTGCGACAAACTACAATACTGCTGGTGTCAAGAACTATACCAGCGAAGAGCAAGGCGTGGCGGCAACTGTAAAAACTCTGCTAAATGGCAGATATGGCGAGATTGTATCAGTGCTCCGTGATGGAGGACCTGGGGCCTCTGCGGCAGCTGCTCAGGCTCTTGCTCGCAGTCCGTGGGGGACTGGAGAGCTTGTCTTTAGAGTTTTAAAAGGAAGAGGTCAGCGCAAGCCCATTTACCAGCTACCTGAAGCCGAAGAGGATGGCGAAACTATTCATATGAATAGCTAATTCCGATCTTTGCTTGTAAATATAACTATCAATCCGGAAGCTCTAATTTAAACGAGGTCCCGTAATTACCGGCACTTGGAGATACATGAAATCGGACATTGACTGGAAATCCCTTGAGCTAGCACTGAATCCGCCGACCGACAGGTCAATTGACTTTGCTTCAGCATCTGGTCAGTTTACGAAGGTCGCGTTTGATGTTTATAAGAAGATCGGAGAAGAGGGCCTATGGGAGCTGCGCGAAGCCG